CGTACGCCGACGAGATGGAGCTGCCGGACGCGTCGAAGTACAAGACGAAGGCGGCGCTGCTCGCGGCGATCGAGAAGGCGTTCCCGGAGGAATAACGCGACATGCCCGGCGATATGGACGAGAAGGAGTACGGGGCGCTCCTGACCAAGATGGATAGTGTCCTGGGGCGGGTCGAGGACATGGGAAAGAAGCTCGACCGTGTCCTCGACCCTGAGGAGGGGCTCTATCCCCAGGTGTCAACCCTGCAGACGGCCGCGGAGCAGAACGTGCGGGAACACAGGACGTTCTGGCGTCTCTTCCGAGTTGTGCTCATCGCGCTGGTGGTCATCCTGGTGATACTCGGTCCTGAGGCACTGGCCTGGATCCTGAAGGCGCTCTGAGATGAGCCTTCGCTTCAAGGCGGGGCGATCATTTGTGCTGCTCGACGAGCTGGAGCGCTGCGACCTGCGGCTCAAGCTGTTGGCTCTGTCGGTGATGGGATTCGTCGATCGCCACTTCCGCAAGGACGTGGTGGTCACCGAGATCTACCGCACCGAAGCCCAGCAGCGATCGTACTACCCGGGCCAACCCTACAAGCCGAGCGTCCACCAGTTCGGCCGCGGGATCGACTTCGGGATCCGGGAGTACCAGGCATCCGAGCTCGACCCCTGGCCGCACCAGACCCTCCAGGGCGTGCCCGCGCTCAAGCCGGGGGAGATCGCCTACCTGGACGCCTTCTTCAGCGCGGTGATCTCCTACGATGACGAGCGGCCGGAGTACGACTCCATGGTCCACCACAACGTCGGGCTGGGAGACCACCTCCACATGCAGGTCTCCTGGAGGGCCACGACCCGGCTGAGGAGCGATCGGGGCCGACTGCAGCTGGTGGGCCAGCAGCTGGGGGTGACGCTGTGAAGCGCCGGACCCTGACCGAGAAGCTGGAGAGCACCAAGCTCCAGCAGAGCTGGTACATCCTGATCGTGGCCACAGTGATGAGGATCCTGGATCTGATCCCTGCCGATGTCTGGCTGGGTGCATGCGGGATCTCCCAGGGGATCTACGCCCTGGCCAACGTCCGGCAGCACCAGATCTACGCCCAGGATCAGCCCGACCCCGGGGTGGGAGTGGACGATCCGTGAAGCAGACCCTCCTGACCGCGGGGCTGATCCTGTTGGTGGGGATCCTGGCGACCGAGTGGTGGGCGGTCCGGCTCGAGCGGAATGCCCTCCTGGCCGTTGAGCAGTACGATCGGAGCCTGCAACAGCTCGCCGAGGGGCGCTGGAGGATCTTGGCGCAGCGGGTGCGGAGCGAGAGAGCCATCCGGGCGGAGATCTCGGCCGAGAACTCGGACATGGCGCGGGACCTGCGGCGGGCCCGGGCCCGGATCGCCTCCCTCACCCAGGCCACCATCACCGCCCCACCGGAGACGCTGGTCGTTTCATCGTCCCCCCCTGAGCGTTCCACAGAAGGGGGGAATCGTCCCGGGATCCGGGAGTACCGTTTCGACTTCGCCGGCGCGGGTGTCCACGTGAGAGTGGACAGCCTCGATACCGCTCAGGCCTCGATCGACTACCGACCGGTCGACCTCACCACAGTGATCTACCGTCGGCCGGACCGGTCCTGGTGGGCCGACGTGGAGCTCTCTCCTCCCTGGGAGGTCGGACAGCTGCAGGTGATGGTCCACGATCCGGGCCCGAACTGGTGGGAGCGGAACGACCTATGGATCGGGGCCGCAGCGGGGGGGACACTCATCTATCTGCTCGTGCGGGCCGTTCGGTAGGTCTACACCCGTCAAGGACTCCGCAAGGACTCCGCAAGCACCTGCACCCGACTATGGTATCTGGTGGTACACCGTGACCGTGACCGACTCCCCCTCGGCCCGCACGTAACCTGAATTGGTGCATGATATGGCGTATCGTGGTATCTGGTGGTCATGTGCCCCGACCGGCCTCCGGAGCATGAGGTCACAGGTTCGAATCCTGTTCGGGGTACCATCATAAGCCCTTGCGAGGGCGCGAGATACGGGGACGGGGGCGCTTCGCCCCTGTTTTCGTTGAGGGGGTTTCCGCAAGAATTCCGCAAACCTCGGGACCGTCCAACTCGAAGTGGATCCGCTCGGCCTCGCGCGCCAGGTGGGGATCCGAGGGGTCGAAATAGTGCCGGCGGATCACCTCCGGAGTGGCTCCGACCAGGTGGGCGAGGGTAGAGACCGGCACGCCCGACTCCAGTGCCCGGGTGATGTAGGTGGCTCGGAAGGCATGGATCGTGCCCGAGATCCCCAGCCGGTCAAGGTGCCGGCGGAAGTGGCGGTAGACCACGTTGCGGTCGGCGAACGGGGCGATCCCGCCGAAGAAGTAGGGGGCGTCTGTGCTCTGGCCGAGGACCCGCTGGAGGGCGATTGTGATCGGGATGGAGCGGGTCCGGCCCCCCTTGGCCTGGCGGATCTCCAGGTGGTCGCCCTGGACGTGATCGCGGCGGATTGCCAGTGTCTCGCTCAGCCGCGCCCCGGAGTGGAGCAGGAACAGCCAGAGCATCCTGTGGCGGCGGTCTCCTCCCACATGAGCGAAGATGCGCTGCAGTTCCTCGTCAGTGTAGGCCCGGCGGCGCCCCTTCCGGGCTCCCTGCCGGGGCTTGACTGCCGCGGCCGGGTTGTGGGTGAGGGTCCCCATCTCCACCGCCCACTGCAATGCCCGCCGGATGTGCCGCCGATGGACGTCCACGGTAGCCGGCGCCAGGCCCGATGAGGCCAGCTCTGCCAGGTGCCGTTCAATGTGCTGCCGGTTGATCCGGTCCAGGGTGGCCACCCCGCACGATGAGAAGAAGCGGGGCAGGACCTGCTGGTCGATCTCCACCGTGGAGGGATGCTTTTCGGCAGCCCGGACTGCCAAGTAGTCCTTCAGAAACCGCCCGAAGGGCAGCGCCTCGCTCCGTCCGGTCTGATGACGGGCGATCCGCTCCTCCTGGCGGCTGAGCTCGCGTTCGGCCTGCCGGCGCTCCCGGGTGCCGGTGCTGTAGCGGTGCATTCTCCCGTCCAGGCTCAGGCTGGCAGGGATGTAGATGTACCAGTAGCCGTTACGCTCGAGGAAGAGGTGGAGGGCGTCCATTGATGACTATTCTGATTCGTGCGGCCCAGCTATCTCCTTCAGGTATCTCAGCGCCTCGCCCATGCCACTGAATAAGGCCCAGATTGTGAGACCCCATAGAAAGGCCCCTCCGGCCATAATCCAGTGAAGGTCTGTGATCACTTCCCCGGCGGAGATGACGATCAGAAAGGCGGCGGCGATCCCCGCCATGAGCTGGAAGAATCCTATGCCCTGAAGAACGGGCGCAACGCTGGCCTGCTTCTTGGCTTTCATCGTGGATTCCCTTCGGTTCAGTGTGGCCTCTTCGGCTTGCTGCAGAATCCAGCACTTATCCAGATGGTATCTGAGTAGACATCAGCAGATATTCCCAGACCCGATAGCCTCGCGTTGAGTCGATTGATTCGTAATCCAAATCCGAGGGGTGGCGCCATGATAAGTATGCCCGCACCGTAGCCGATACCGCCCTCTACGTTGATGCCAGCCTTGGGATCAAAGGTCCACGATGAATAGTTGAGGTTGGCATGGATAGTAAGCCAAGTCTCTGAATTCTGAAATGTCGTGACGTATGCCGGTCCTACCCAGATAACGCCGTGTTGCAGTGACACATCATATCCAGTGATGGGTCGGTAAACACTGAAGTCATATCCCATGATTAATCCTCGATCGATCCACCAGAAGACAGTCTGAGTGGAAAAGGACAGCTCGGCGCTCATGTCGAAATCCACGCCCGTCTTCTGCGACGACATACCACCCATGACTGGGCCCGCGCACAAGGTCCACGCGGAAAGGGCACCCTGGGTGGTATCGGGCTGATTCTGGGCGCAGGCGCGAGGGGTAGTGAGGGGTGAGACGAAGACTAGAAAAGCCGTCAGGATGACACTCTTCAAGGGGGCTCTCCTCCTCTGGTTGTGGGCCGCCTCAATGTTGGCCGCATCTACTTCCCCCTGTCATCCGATCCATCAATCATGCGAGCTAGTTCTTCTAGTATGCGGCGGACGGTTCTGGGTTGCATTCCTCGCACAGGCAAATCGGTAGCCGATTCGTGGACGCGGCCATCTCCTACGGAGATCTCTATCCCCTCGTATTCGGCGATGAGCTCGGCCCAGGTGACCCCTAGACCGGTAGCGATCTTTATCTGGGTTTCGGGGCCGGGCATGACGTGTCCATTCTCGATGCGACTGATCTGACTTGCAGCGACCCCCGACCCCTCCGCCAGCTCTGTCTGCTCCATCCCGGCGCGAACCCGTAAGCGCTTGATGGCATTGCCCATCTGCTTTCGGTTAATCGGCATGGGCGGAGCGTATTCCGTCCTGCGCGCTTGCGCAATGTGAGAGGGCACCACAGCACGGCCAGGAATCATTATTGACTTGTCACGCATATTTCGCTTGCGCGCCCGCGCATCGTTCTTGTATTATCGCCGCACCTATGGATACCACTGACCAGATCATCGGAACCCGCGAAGTGGCCGAGCTCATCGGCAAGTCCCAGCGCTGGGTGCAGATGGAAGCCTCTGAGGGCGGTTGTCTCTCGCACATCGCGCACCATGCTGGCCGGTGGCTCGTATTCCGCCGCTCGGACATCGACGCTTGGCTGGAGGAGCACACGGTCCAGCCTACGGCGTCGCGCTGATCCACCCAAGGCACTACCCGGGGGGAGGATGCCATGAACTACGACCCATCACGCGATCCTGTCTTCCGGGTCCTCCATGAGCTCTATGGAGAGTCCCGGATCAACGCCGGCATCATCCAGGAGGTCCTGGGGATGGCCCGGCGAACGGCCTTCAACCGCATGGAAGGCATCACTCAGCTGCGGCCGGGTGAGATCCTCGAGCTGAGCGTGAGGCTGGGCACGCCCCGCCTGCTCAACGCCTGGCTGCGCCACATGGGCTACCCCTACCGGATCCGGCCGGTCCTCACCGCCGATCAGGTGGCCAGACCCGAGCACATCGCCCAGGCGGAGGTCCGAGCCCTGGGCAAGGCCACTGACACCTACCGCCGCATCAACGAGATCCTGGCCGATAGCCGTGTGACCCGCGAGGAGCGAGCGGAGATCCACCGGATGGTCGAGGAGCTGGTCGATGAGACCCTGGCGGTGCCGCTGGGTGTGCTGGGGCAGGAGGAGGCCCTGGTATGACCTGGCTGCGCCGCATCTGGGAGTGGGCACGGCGAGCATGGCGGGATGCCCGGAGGGTTGGAGGAGTAGCCACTCCTATTGAGAAGGCCACCTGGGCCTATACCCACAGCCGCGAGTACCTGGAGGCCCGGGCGTGAGCCGATGGCTCAACATCAACCGCGCTGCGGAGTACTTCGACGTCGACCGCTCGACGCTTCGGTCATGGATCGATCAAGGCCTGATCCCGCCGGACGCTGTGATGGTGATCCCAAGCGGCAGGCGACCTACCCGACGGATTGACGTAGAGGCGGTGGAACGGGCCCGAGCCGGCGCCCGGCCCAAGGGCCGTCCACGCACCCTGGACGTCCAGACGTCCCCGGAGGGATCCGGATGAGCCAGGACAGCAGTTCTCGACAGGGGGGAACCCAACACGAGGGGGAGATCATGAGTGAGACCACCGCGCTGGAGCGGGCCGCACTGGCCGCGCCCAGCGACGAACAGATCGCGCAGCTGAGGGCCAAGGGGACCTCCCTGGTCCAATACAAACGCGAGCTCAACGAGCTGACCCGGATGATCGAGGGTCTGGAGTGGGGTAGCGGGAACCAGGTCGTGAAGGGTTCCAACTTCTCGGTCCAGACTCGCTACGCCCTGGCCCAGCTCTGCCGTATCACCGGGGCCAATCCCATGACCCACATCGACATCTTGGGGGGACGGCCCTACTTCAACGCCACCTTCTGGTCCGACCGGATCAGTTCGGACGCCTACTTCCACCACTTCCAGCAGGAGAGCCTGTCTCCCTCGACCGAGAAGGGTCTGCGGGAGAAGGCCAAGAAGTTCCGAGAGGATGCCGCCGCCCTCAAGGAGGGCAACCCCGTCAAGAGCGCTGAGATGCTCACCCAGGCGATCGACCAGGAGGGCAAGGCCGACTGGATGGCCGAGGAGCGCCGGGCCTGGGATGTGCCCGAGTGGGCGCAGGTGGTGGTCCTCACCACGGTCTACCGCTTCATGGAAGCGGCCCCGATCGAGCAAATCAAGTCCGGGGAGATCCGCGACTTCGAGCGCTACCTGATCCGGGTCGAGGAGGTCAACTACGCCGGCGGGCGACCCAAGGAGCGCAAGAAGAACCGCCAGACGGGGGAGTGGTACGAGTACCAGTCCGATCCGGTGGGAGAGGCCGAGCCCTCCAAGACCGCCCGGACCCGCTCGCTACGCCGCTGTGCCTCCAGGGCGTTCAGCGCCTGGATGCAGCAGTACGAGAAGCAGATCTCGAAGGCCGAGAAGGCCGTCGAGGCCGAGTTCGAGGTCGTCGAGGAGCAGAAACAGACCGAGGCGGAAGTCCTGCCGGGCTCGGGTGAGCCCCAGGCGGTCGCCACCGGCGCCGGGGAGCCCTCCGCGGCCCGGGCTGACCAGGCCCAGGACCTGCCGGAGGTCGGGGCCGAGCCTCCACAGGCCGAGCCGACCGAGGAGGAGAAGCAGCTGGCGGCCCCGCCGCCCTTCGACCGGGCCGACTGGCACCGGAAGTACTTCGCGCTCCTCAAGGAGGCGGGGATCGATGATCGGGTCCGGTGGCAGGTCGATAACTACCTGCCCGAGTCGACCAAGAAGTGGGAGGAGTTCAACTACCGGAAGGCCTGCGGGATCCTCGAGGAGCTGATTCGGGAGGGTGCTGAGGCCCTGGCTGAGGCGAACACGCCGGACCACGCCCGCGAGTCCCTAGACCAGGCAAGAGAAGAGAAGCGGCAGCGGGATCTGGGGCTCTCATGAGGTTGGCTCCCGGGAAACCGCTACCCGTCCACCTCTGGCGACGGCTCATCGATTACGTCGAGAGACGGATCGACACAGCCGGAGACTGCTGGCTGTGGACGGGTAGTAGGAACAGGCTCGGCTATGGTCGAATCATCACGTGCGAGGGCAAGGAGAAGAGGTATGACCTCCTTGCCCATCGTGTGGTCTACTTCCTCGCTACTGGTCATGACCCCATCGGCTTCCAGGTCTGTCATTCCTGCGATAACCCATCCTGTGTGAATCCTGCCCACCTGTTTCTAGGGTCCGCCGCGGACAACGCTGCAGACGCTAAGGAGAAGATGCGCCACCGCCGGGGTGACGATCACGCCTTCGCGAAGCTTGACACCAAGACGGTGCTACGGGCGAGGCGGGTCTATCGCAATGGCGGCGTGAGCATGCAGGCGATAGCCGAAGAAGTAGGAATCGACCGACGGACGCTAGGTGAAGCCATCCGCGGTATCACCTGGGCGCACCTCCCCGAAGCAGTGTCCATCGAAGAACATTCCGAAAAGAGGTCATCATGCGTTGCCTAGCCACGTCTGACCTCCATCTCGGTTTTCGCCAGTTCGCGGCTACCGAGGGAGGACGTAATGCGCGTGAACTCGACGTAGAGCACGCTTGGTACCACCTGGTCGATCGCGCCGTCGAGCTGCAGCCGGATCTCATCACGATTGCAGGCGACGTGTTTCATCATCCACGTTCCGGCTTCCACGCCGTCATGGCCTACCGGGACGGGATCCGGCGCATGCACCAGAAGACCAGGGCTACGATCGTCATCGTGCAGGGAAACCACGACGCGGTCCGGACCGCTGATGCCCTCTCGCCCATCGTGATCCCGAACGACTACGAGCGGGTCCACATCCTCACCGAGCCCGGCCGGGTGTCCTTCGAGACCCAGGCGGGGGAGAAGGTCGCTGTCGCCTGCTTCCCCTTCGTGGGGATGGGCGAGCCGAAGACCTACCGGCTCGAGCCCGATCCCGAGTTCAACGTCAACGTCCTGCTGCTCCATGCCGCGGTGAAGTCCTCGGAGAATCCCAAGGCCCTGCCGTGGTTCTACCAGGGGCCGCACTCGCTGGATGTGGGCCGGGAGGCGGAGCGCTGGGATGTGATCGCCTGCGGCGACTTCCACGAGTACACCCGTCTCCACCCGGAGCGGGCGGTCTTCTACTCCGGGTCGATCGAGCGGACCTCGAGCAACATCTGGGACGAGCACAAGCCGAAGGGATTCGTGGTCTGCGAGACGAAGCTCACCGGGGAGGTCTCGGTCGAGTTCTGCGAGATTCCGACCCGGATGGTCTACGACGAGACCGCCGACGACGGCGACAGCGTCGAGTGTCTGAACCTCGGTCTCGAATCCCGGCTTGCGGATCCGTCCACCAAGGACGCGATCACCCGCCTGAAGGTCGACGCCTTCCCCCGCTCCCAGCGGGACGCCATCGACTGGTCCCTGGTCCGCCAGCTCAAGGCCCACTGCCTGCACTTCTACCTCGACCTGCGTTTCGCCACCGACGAGAGCGCGGAGATCTCCGACCGCCGGCAGGCCCGGAGCCTCCAGGAGGAGGCCACCGAGTTCCTGGCCGGCGAGGAGGAGGCGGTGCTGGAGTGCGCCCTGGGCTACCTGCAGCCCCCGATTGAGGATCTCGAACCCGAGGAGGTGGAGGCATGAGCAAGGTCAAGTTCGCTGGGTTCACGCCCGAGGAGATGGGGCACGTCGACAAGATCACCACCCGCGCGATCCCGCTTTTCGCGAAGGTCGGCGTCCACGTCGACCGGCTTGACGTCGTGATGGACCTGGCGGCTACGCACAAGACATGCCCGCTCGACCTCGCTGCTATGGCAGACGGCCGGGAAGAAGACTTCGCCCACGACATCGGCGGAATCCGCCGCCACCTCAACCGGATCACGGGAGAGCTCGAAGACTGCTTCGTACCTCGGTTCGCCCGCCGCACGGCGGTGCCGGTATGAAGCTCATCGACCTGCACCTGAAAAGCTTCCGCCAGCACCGGGATTCCTACATCCGCTTCCCCGAGGAAGGCCTGATCGGGATCCTCGGCCCCAACGAGGGGGGCAAGTCCACCGTGCTGGAGGGGATCACCTTCGCCCTCTACGGCGCACCGGCCACCCGGGGCACCGTCGGCTCCATCCGCTCCAACAGGGCGGTGGGCAGCGAGCAGGCCTCGGTGGAGCTGCGCTTCGAAGTGGGCGGGAAGACCTACCGGATCCGCCGGACCCAGAAGCAGGCCTGGATGTGGGAGGGTGAGGAGCAGATCGCCCGCTCCATCTCCGGGGTTAACTCCCGGGCCGCTCGCATCGTGGGGATGACTCTGGAGGAGTTCCAGTCGACCTACCTGGCAACTCAGAAGGATCTGGGCCGGCTGAAGTCCCTGGGGGGCGTGGAGCGCAGGCAGTTCGTGCTGGGGGTGGTAGGACTGCGCCGGGTCGACGAGGCGCTGCGGGCCTGCCGGGCCCGCAAGAACACCCTGGCCACCGAGCGGGAAGGCCTGGAGGCCGGCCTGGGGCCGCGTGAGCCGCTCGAGCAGACGGTGGCAGAGGCTTCCGATGGGATCGAGAAGGCACTGGCGGCTGCTGGGGATGCCAACGACAGACTGGATGAAGCTACCGGGATTGCAGGTGATGCGAACGACCGGCTCGCCGAGTCCACAACCCGCAAGGAGAAGTACGAGACCCTCCGTCGGCAGCAGGAGCAGGCCGGCCGGGACCAGAGCACCGCGCTCGAGGAACTGAAGACTCTCGGCGAGCGCATCGCCCGGGCCGGGGAAGCTGTTGAGCGGATCGCCGATGCCGAGGCCCAACTGGCAGCCCTACCCGAGCTGCGGGAGCGCTATGTCGAAGGCAAGGAGGCCAAGGCCCGGGCGGAGGAGCGGAGGCGCCTGGTCCACCAGGTGGGCACCCTGGCCCAGGAGCTCGAGCAGATGCAGGGCCGGATCACCGAGCTGCGCACCCAGCTGGGGGAGGAGCCGGCCGCGGCCGACACCCTCCAGGCCCAGCTCGCCAGTCTCCAGGCCCGGCTCGAGAAGCTCAAGTCCGAACGACTCGAGCAGATCGCCCTGGCCAAGTCCAGTGCCGAGGTCGCCCTGGCCGAGGCCGAGAAGGCGGCTGCCAAAGCCTCCAAGATCGAGAAGCTGGGCACCGAGGGGGAGTGCCCGACCTGCACCCGGCCCCTGGGGGAGCACTACCGCCCCGTCCTGGAGGGTCTGCGCGAGATCGAGCGAACCCACCTGGCCGACCACAAGGATCTGGCCGGCAAGGCCCGCGAGCTCTCCATGGTGCCCGACATCGAGATGGACCTGGACCTCGAGCTCGGTCAGCTCCGCAAGCAGCTGGAAGAGGCGCAGTTGGCGGCCGAGCGTCACCGGACCGCCACGACACGCATCACCGAGATCGAGGCCGAGATCTCCCGGCGGACCGAGCAGAAGGCCGAGGTGGAGAAGACCCTGGCTGGGATCCCCAAAGCCCAGGTGGACGAGGAGGTCCTTAAGCACCAGGCGGCGCGCATCACCCAGCTGGAGGAGCTGGAACGCCGCACCGCCCAGGATCGGGCCACCGCGGCCACCCTGGAGGCCCTGGAGCAGGACCGGGCCCGGGCGGAGGAGAAACGGGCCCGGGCGGAAGCCGCTATCAACGAGCTCGATGAGGCCATCACCGGGACCGGCTTCAGCCCGATTGCCCACCAGGACCTGGTCACACAGGCCGAGTCCGCCCGCAGGAGCCACGAGGAGGCCAAGCTGGCCCAGGTGAGGGCCGAGGAGGCGCTCAAGGCCGCCCAGGAGGCCCACAGGCGCGCCAGGAAGGCCCTGGAGGACTGGGACGGCCGGGCAGGGCGCCTGCACGAGGTGGCCGAGGACCTGCGGATCCACGAGCGGACCGCGGCCCGTCTGAACGACTTCCGGACCGCCATGGCCTCCTCGATCCGGCCCGAGCTCGAGGAACTGGTCAGCGCCTTCGTCCACACGCTCACCGACGGCCGGCACGAGTCGGTCACCCTCACCGAGGACTTCGAAGTGGTCCTGCAGGAGGGAGGCACCGACGTCGAGGTCGTCTCCGGAGGGGCTGAGGACGTCACCAGCCTGGCCCTGCGCCTGGCAATCAGCCACCTGATCGCCTCCCGGGCCGGGCATCCCCTGAGCCTGCTGATCCTGGACGAGCCCTTCGGGAGCCTGGACGAGGTGCGTCGACGTAACGTGGTCGACCTGCTGCAGCACCTGCGCGGGGTCTTCGCCCAGGTCCTGGTCATCTCCCACGTCGAGGACACCAAGGACGCGGTCGACTACGCCCTGCACGTGGACTTCGACGAGGGGCGGGGGACCAGCGTGATCACGCCCAGCTGGGACATGCAGGGGCAGGAGACGGAGACAGAGCAGGTCGAGGCTGAGTTGGCCACAGCCTGAGAGAGCAGGGGGCGATGCAGAGCGGATCACTGGACAGGATCGGGAAACTTCCCGCGCCGATGCCTGAGGGCTCAGGGCGGCAGAAAACCGGCCTGTGGGCTGACACACCCGCAGGTAAACCCGTCCGCCGCCATGACGTATCGCCCCCGATGAGCAGCGAGGGGCGGGGAGATGGCACCCGAAGCAAGGAGGGGAGCGATGCACCTATGAGAGAGCCCCGTCCCTCCAAGGAACTTCGCACCGTGGCAGCGCGGAAAGCAGACGTGCGGGACATACGGCGGACCCGTCAGAGCGAGCCCATACGACCCATGCTGGCGGGAGACAGCCTTCGATGCCGTATCAAGTGGGCAGCCGGAGTAGCGCCCGGCCCACGGTGCGAACTGAACATGGAGGAGGCACCCAGCGCTGGGACTCTGGGGTCCGGCAAGGACAGCGCAAGGGGCTACAAGTACGCTCCCTCCACTATTCACGCGGGGTCGTCCGAACCATCACGACTCCCGAGGCCCGCAGTTACCCACTGTCCGGCCTGGGTCCCCACGGGCGGCCCCGCACTATTGATGAGGAGTGACATGCCAGAGGAAACCGACAGGTCCGCTCCGTGTGTCTGCGGGCATCCACGGTGGATGCACTCCACCGGGGACTACCTGCACAGCCCATTCGGTGATGCGCCACTGACCGATGGACCGTGCGGTGGCATGAACAAGGAGGACACCGGCACCTGTTCCTGTCAGCGATTCGTTCCGGCTGACCGATGAAGCGCGTCTGCTGCATCTGCGGAGCCCACTTCGGCGACAAGCCGCCCCTGGACAGTGATGAGGAGACCGGGGGCATCTGCCCGAAGTGCGAGCCCGCCGAGCGGGAGCGCGTGAGAAAGGAGATCGCCGAGCATGACCGACTCACGGCACGGATGGGGTGAAGTCCTGCTGAGCGACGGGTTCCACCGGGTGCTGTTGCTGGTCTGCGCGGTGCTGGGGCTGATCGTGCTGATCTACCAGCTCGGTCTGCCGAGAGGGTGGTGGGGATGAGCGATACGAGATACAGCACGGTCGGTGGTGAAGTCTGCCGAGAGTGCGGGCGTCGGTTCAAGATGGTGTGGAGCGCACCGGATGACGTCTGGGAGCGGGTTGTCGGTGATGAGGACGGTAGCCTTTGCCCGGACTGCTTCGACCGATTGGCGGCCTTCAAAAATGTGCCGATTCGTTGGCTGTGTATGGGGACTGACCAGTGACCCGCCTACTCCGCTTCCTATCTCCCCTGGCTTGGTCGAGTGGATTCCGCTGGGGGTTCAAGCTCGGCCGCCTCGCCGTCGAGATCCGGCTGGCCTACGAATACAAGCGCCTCCGGTATGCCCCCCGCAGGACGAGGGAGGCGACCCGGGACGCCACGATGCACTTCGCCCCCGAGCGGTCGAGGCTGCTCAAGGAGATGGGGATCGATGCAGAGGACTGAGCCGGTACGTCGGCCGACCCCGGGAGGTATGGGACGCCGTGTCACGATGATGGCAGGTCTACTCGCCCTGATCGGGGCTGGGACCTTCAGCAATCCGACGGGTGGCAGCGGCCACGCTGAGGGCCGCACAGGCAAACTCCCGAAGGCGGCGGCCCGCCGCCGGCGCCGCAACAAGATCGCTCGGGCGTCCCGGACCTACAACCGGATGGCGGCGAAAGGGAAGCGATGATGCCCGGAACCGAGTCCATCCCCGATCGGTTGGCACATATCAAGGCGCGGGTCGAATACAACCTTGGCCTGTCACCAGAGGACGCCCGCTTCATCAACGACCTGCTCTGGCGATACAAGAAGGCGCTGGAGGGCCTGACTCCAGGTGGCTCCGAGTTCGTCAACGACCCCGAGCGATGCGCTGAGTTTGTCCGCGAACGAAGCCGGGGCCTAATCCGCGCGATGGCAGAGCAGAAGCGGAGGTTGGCCCGATGACCACGACCCATCTCCGCGGCCACAGGGTGATCTGGACTCACGATAACCCGGTCTGGCGGTATGAGGACACCGGCGAACCCATCGGTGACGGAGATCGGCCTTGCAAGCACTGTGGATGGCCGCCCACGGCAGAGGGCGATGACGCCTGTCTAGGGCACATCCCTGGAGCTGCTTCTGCCTGCTGTGGACATGGGGTGGCTCTGTCTTTCGTGGTATGGGAGGGAAGGTCATGACCGACCACCAGCGCCAGCTCGCCCGCGAATGTGTGGACGCCGCGATCCGCTGGTGGGGAGAGCTGGGAGCCTTCCCGGCCCGGTACCCACGGCTGCGCCGGAGGATCGGCCTCATCGCCGGCCGGCGGGAGCTGGATCCGGACTGGGCCGAGCGCCTCCGCAACGTCTCCTCCCTGGCCGAACTCCATGAGCTGCGGGAGGAGCTCTTTCACGGGCCCGCGGACGATGGCACTCCCGCGGCCGAGAGCGCCAAGAGAGACTCATGATCGAGTACTTCCTGTTCCTCGGCGCGGTGTTCCTGGCCTTCCTGTTCTTCGGCCTGGGCTTCGCCTACATGCTGTTCCGCCTGCTCTGCCGCTGGCTGGATCGGAACGACCTGGTGATCAGCAAGAAGGGATGGAAGGAGCGATGATCCACGACCTGCTCGCCCTGCTCTGCGCCCTGCTGGTCCTGGCCTATGGACTCTGGAGTATCGGGCGCATCGCCAGGAGACGACGGCCGTGACCGCCCAGCTCTCCATGACGCTCCCGGAGCGACAGGTGCGACCGGGGTCGAATCCGAACTGGAGTCCGGAGGGAGAGCGGTCGGCCTGCTTCTGGCTCTTCTATCGCAACTACGGCCACAACGTGCCGCTCCCGATCATCCAGCTGGAGGTCTCCGAGAACAAGTACACCCAGCGGATCAGCGAGGTACGGGCGTGGATCCGCCCCCAGGGTCACGACATCAAGTGGAACCGCGACAACAACGATCCCGCCTACATGATGTGCCCACTGACGGAGGCACCATGAAAGAGCACCCCATCATCTTCAGTGGTCCGATGGTCCGGGCCATCTTGGAAGGCCGGAAGACACAGACGCGGCGGGTGGTGAAGTTACCCGGCCGGATGGAAGTGGCCGCCCTGGCAACGCCGGATGAATGGAACGCCGGCCGCGCAGACTCGCGGATGCGAACATGGCACGACTGGAATGACGAATCCAAGGCCCGATATCACCTGGTTCGCCTGGGCACGGGCGGCGTGGCTGGCATCCCCTGCCCATACGGCATCCCGGGCGACCGGCTGTGGGTGCGGGAAACGTGGTGCCAGCCGACAACCCAGCACCTAAACCTGACCCATCCAGCGCGAGCCCACCAGGTACTGTATGCAGCGGATGACGGACGGGAACGCCATGAAAACCTAATGAACTGGTATCAGCGCAACCGGGACTTCAAGTGGCGTCCCTCCATTCACATGCCACGCTGGGCCAGCCGGATCACCCTGGAAGTCACTGGTGTCCAGGTGCAGCGACTGCGGGAAATCAGCGACCAGGACGCGAAGGCCGAAGGATGCCCCGGCGAGTTCTGGAAAGATGGCACCATGACGCTTTCGCCGATCGCGCAGTTCCTTCGTCTATGGGATTCCCTGAACGGGAAGAAGCCCGGCCACGACTGGGCATCGAACCCCTGGGTATGGGTTATCGGGTTCAGAGTGGTGAAGGAATGAGCGACTCCCTGGCCATCCTCCGCACCCGCCACGACTCCGAAGAGGTGAAGCTGGAGTCTACCTATCGGCTGGAGTTCGTCGAGGCCCTGAAGGCCGCTGTGCCGCACACGGACCGAGAGGCGGTCTACGAGCCGTGGGATGAGGTTGTCGAGGGTCTCAAGAAGTTCAAGCACTGGACCTTCCGCGCCTTCTGGTGGGACCGGGTCGTCGCCCTGGTGCGGGACCACTACTTCGAGGCCTACCACGAGCACACCAACGAGGCCGGGGAGGTCGAGAAGACGGACCTGATCACCGGGGCCAGGTTGGGCATGTTCACCACGCACGAGCAGGAGTAGGGGATGGCCAAGGAGAAGGCGCCGGCATTCCAGGTCTACCCCCGAGAGTTCGAGGGCGACGAGAACGTCAAGGCGATGACCCTGGAGGAGTTCGGGGCCTACCACCGGCTCCTGTATGTCAGCTGGTTCGAGGTGGGGATACCGGACGACCTGGATCTACTCGCCCGCATCCTCCATGTCACGCCGGCCAAGATGAAGAAGCTCTGGGTCCGCCTCGCCCCATGCTGGAAGTCGAACAGCCAAGGGAGGCTCGTCAATAAGCGGCAGGAGCGGGAGCGGGACAAGCAGCGAAGGTATCGGGAACACCAATCCAAGGCCGGAAAGAAGGGGGCCGCAAGTCTCCATGACAAACGAAGATAGCAGACACCGCCAGGAGGTGGACAGGGCGGCGCCATGTCCGGAGGCTGGCTTTCCTGTTTCCGGTTTCCATACTCCAGTAGGAACTACAACTACTCTCCGCGATGCGGAGCGGAAACAGACTCGATCCTTCCGTGACTGGTGCGCCTGGGTGCAGGAGAAGACCGACTCCCGTCAGGTCTGGAACGGGCGCTACCGAGACACCTGGAACCACTACCTCGAGACCTTCGGCTTGGAAGTGATGGTGGGCCTGCTCATGGAGCGGGACTTCGAGCTGGTGGAGTATGCGATCAAGGCCCTGCAGGCGGTCGAGCGGCACCCAAAGTCAGCTTACATCCAGACGGTCTGTCGGGAGCGATACCTGGCGGCACAGAAGGCGGAAGACACGGCGGCCATGACGGAGGTGATCGACGAGGCGGTGGACTTCAACGGGCTGGCGGCGCAGCTGGCCGGAGAATGGTCGGTATGAGCCGCAGGAAGACAAGGCCCGTCCCCAATTCTGAAGACTATGCCGAGAAGCTCAAGAATCCTAGATGGCAGAAGAAGAGACTTCAGATACTTGAGCGAGACGGGTGGATGTGCCAGCGATGCCTCGACACGGAGACAACACTTCACGTGCACCACAGAACATATGTCAGCGGCCGGGAGCCATGGGATGTGCCGGACGAGCTCTTGGTGACTCTCTGTGAGGGCTGTCACAAGGAGGAAACCGAAAGGCGAAAGGCCTACGAGAAGCAGCTTCTTGAGGCACTACGGTACCACTTCTTCTTCGACGATATAGAAGAACTCGCCGTGGCGTTCGCGGACATGAAAAGCGATCACCGGGGCAGCACCATCTCTTCTGCGTTGAGCCACGTGATCAGCGATGAATCGAGCCTGGCAATTCTTGTCGAGGCATACATGGACCACATTGGAGCATGAGGGGGCCGCAATGAGGTGTCGATGCCAGCGCTACGAGGGCCGGATCCGGGTGGTCGCGGCCGATGGGACCGAGCGGATGGTCTGCTGGTCCTGCTACTTCCGCGAAGGCTGGAACGTGGAGAAGGAGCCTCTCGTCCAGCGCCGGACGGTCCCGACCCGGCAGGTGCCGGGCAAGATGGTGGGCTCTGAGATCATCGCGCAGGGGGCACGATGAGCGCGGCCCCTACCTTCGCCGAGCGCTTGGCGTCCGCCCGGGAGCGCCAGGGCTTGAACCGTAACGAGTTGGCCGATCGGCTCGGGACTACCTATGCGAATATCTACTCCTACGAGAGCGGGAAGAGCCAGCCCAGTGTCGACCGTCTGGCGGTGCTCTGCCGGGCGCTGGAGATCTCGGCCGACGAGCTGCTGGGGATCGAGAAGCGGGAGGATCCGCCCGAGCTGAGTGGGGAACGGCACGTCAGCCGGCCCATCGAGCGGGATCTGCCCAACCGGCTTCTGGCCTGGAGACGGGCGGCCGGGGAGGTCCGGGCCCGCCTCGAGGATCCTGCCCAGCTCAAGCTGATCGCCGCCGCCGACGAGGCCCTGGACGCCCTGCTGTGCCGGCTGCTGCCCGAGGTGATCCGGCTGGGGGCGGGGAAGTCCTGATGTGCCGTTGGGGGACAAGCAGGATGGTCCGGCTCTGCCAGCCGAAGGAGGTCAGCGGCCGGACCGAGGTACCGGTGGACGCCTGTATCGCCCCCCTGGTGCAGATGCTCAATGACTTCGGTGTGCACACCACCGGGGCCTGCTGCGGACACAGCAAGGCCCCGGGGTGGATCTCCTATGAGCAGGACGGTGAACAACGAGAGATGAGGATCCAGACGAACTGCCAGGAGACGCCAGCCCATGCCTGAGCTGTCCGTCCTGCCCGCCTGGCGCTCCCAGGCCTACCGCGACTTCCTGCGCGACCACATCACCTGGTGCCAGCGGTGCGGAGCTGCAGGACCCACCGAGGAGGCACACGGTCCTCGGCGCCGGCCGTGGATAGGGATGGTCCACGGCACGTTCAGTCCCGGCCGGGAAAAGGCGTCGGACTTCTCCATCCTCCGGGAGTGCCACGCCTGCAACATGCTGGAGAGCGACGATCCCCGCGGTGCCTGGCCGGACCCCCGAGAGCGGGACCGGATCGCGCTGCAGAATCTGATCGCCTATGTCGCCCACCTGGACCCGGGCATCAACCTCGAGGCGGAGATCCTGGAGTGGGTGCAGGAGAGGGTGGCCGAAATGGAGACCGAACATGGCTGATCACAGCAAGAAGGACAACGGGGCGCTATACGCGGCCGCGGGCTGGCTGATGATGGTGCTGGCCGTCTCCTTATTCCAGGTGGTCGGGCTGATCCGGGGCGGGCTATGTGAGGCTGGCATGTTCGCGACGGTCTACGCGGTGGGCTACTGGATGGGGTGGAAGCGGAAGGACTGAAGCCAGGAGAGGAGAGCGAGGGATGAGACCGACCAGATACGAGATTCTAGTCCGCGAGGTCCCGAGCGGCCGGTGCACCGTGACGCTTAAGATCAAGTTTCACGGCGAGCCGGAGCGACGCGTGCCCCTTGGGAGCCGTACGACCTGGAGCCGGGCATGGGCGTTGGCGCACCGAGAGGCGCGGGCCATCTGCGCCGTACGCCTGCGGGAGACCCGTGATGGCGAGGCCCGTGATGCCTGACCGGACGTGCGGGACGTGCAAAAAGTTAAGCAAGTGCTTAATCGACCTTGCTGAAACCTGTAGTCCCGGAGATAAGGCACCTCCATTTGACCTTCATAAAGCCCGACCCGACTGCTGGACTCCCCGCCAGGAAGGAGAGGACGATGAGTGAGCCGACGAGATACAGGCCGTACTACTTTGCCCTTGATGACGAAGTAGTTATGCACGACGAGGACGACGGCGAGTACGTCACCTACGCTGACCACGTGGCCCGCCTTGAAGCGGCAGAACGGATAGCAGATGACCTTGTAGCCTGTGCTCATGTGAACGGGCACAGTCAGTTGGATAGGGCGAAGAAGAAGGGTGACGAGGGGGATAGTGAAGGAGCGAACTGGCATCAGGGCTATTGGGTAGCCTGTGAGGAGATTCTTATGCGAGCGGAGGACGAGCACGGCATCGACAGACGCGAGGCTTTGGCCAGAATGGAAAAGCGATGGGATGAGGAACCCGAGTCTGCCCCCACCCCGGAGGTGTCCCATGATAACCGTTGACGGCAAGAAATATCGAGTGACAGAGAACCTCGGTTTCCAGGGCGGCTATTACGCCAAAGTTGTTGCAACCGATACCGGGGAGCGCGTTGCAGTGAAAAGGGGAGGCCAGTGGACATGGTGGAAAGCACAAGACCGTCTACGGCCCGGAGGACAATACGTTGGACAAACCCCGGAGGCACACGATGAGTAAGATGGCAGACTTCGCAGCCGAACTTGAGGACTTGCGATCAGAGAACGCCGCTCTCCACTCCCGCCTCCAAGCGGCAGAGCGGGTGCTGAACGCCACCAACCTGATAAAACCCTACATGCTCACCGAACCCGGCACAATCGAACCGATACGTATAGCACTAAAGATAATCGCAGAGGAGAGGGAAGCTTGCCACGATGCCCCCACCCCGGAGGAACACCCGATACTCGGGGCAATGCGGGCGCTGACCGACGGTGGCCTACTCGTGTACCGGCGACCCGACGGAAGGGAAGGATACCACGTCGTGGACTTGAGCGCGGAGAGGCTTCGGGCGGCCCGCGACGCGGCTTTCCCTCCGGAACGAACCCCCACCGAGGAGCCCTCCCATGCCTGACCGACAGACGGTGACCGTGGGTGGAGTCGGCGTGTTCGAGAAGGTGGGAGACTCCTGGTATCACGAAGGAGCCCCCCAGCATCCAGAAAAGAGATACTACCTCAACACCATTCTGGCCGAGAAGCAACGACGGGAGCAGGCCGAGGCCGACGTGCGGTTTCTGCTGACACTTGCGCCAAAGTGCCCGTTCTACTACTCGGACCGTGTCGGCCTTGATTCTGTTCGTGCCCGCTACCCCCAAGAGGAGGCAGACCCCGCGTGACCCCAGCCGCCCTGATCTTGCCCCACCTGGGAGCGAAGTCCTGGACCGAGCTCTACGAGCGCACGGTATCGGGTCCTCGAGAGGGGGATCTCATGCAGGCGCTCCTGAGCGAAGGACTGGTCAGTGAGGTAGATCTGCGCAAGAGAATGATCCGTGAGAGACTGCAAGGAGCAAAGAGCAAGACTGACGAGGCCCGTGCGATCGCCGACCGCTACGGCATGACGGAATCCGCAGTACGGAGTATGGCCTACCGATAAGTTGTTGCAATCGTGCCACAACCGGCACTTTCCCACTGACAATTGCCATACCTCTGCCGCATGATGGAATAGAAGGGTTGATCGTCGACTCCGGAGGGGGACATCGGCGGTGATCACTTCTCCCGGGGCCTAAACTCCCCCCAGGGTTCCTCCCCGGGGACATAGTAGTCGGACCGAGCCCCCCGTTGTCACGTGACGGCAGCGGGGGGTTGTCTATTTGGAGGATGCTGTGGCGGCAAAGCTCAACATCGAGATGGTCGCTCCCCGGGATCTGAATCCCGCTGCATATAATCCCAGAAAAATCAGTGAGGAAGCCCTTCGGCGCCTGCGCCGCGGGATCCGCGAGTTCGGAATGGTGGACCCCATCGTGGCGAGGCGTAAGGGCAAGGTCGTCATTGGTGGCCACCAGCGGCTACGAGCTGCCATCGAGGAGGGGATAACCGAGGTACCCGTGGTGTTCCTATCAGGCCTGAGCGAAGAGAAGGCCAAGGCGCTGAACGTCCTGCTGAACAACCCGGGCGCCCAGGGCGAGTGGGACACCGGGAAACTTGAGGAGTTGCTTTCCGAGCTGGACGCCGACGGATTCGACATAACACTGACCGGATTCGATGACGACGAACTCGCCAAGATGCTCAACCGTGGAGACGGGAGTGAGGACGAGTTCGACCCCGAGCCCCCCACGAAGCCGAAGTCGAAGCGCGGCGAGGTGTACGAACTCGGACCGCACCGCCTGATGTACGGGGATGCGACGAGCGCGGAGGACGTGGGGATTCTTCTGGCCGGGGTGGAACCCCACCTCATGGTCACCGATCCGCCATACGGGGTGGGATACTCTCCGGAGTGGCGAGCCCAGGCCGGTGTCAACCGCAACAAGAAGAAGCTGGGGAACATCACCAACGACAACCGTGCCGACTGGCGTGAGGCCTGGGCACTCTTCCCTGGCTCAGTCGCCTATGTGTGGCACGAAGCCCTCCATGCACCAGTAGTGCTGGAGAGCCTCATCGCGGTCGGATTCCAGGTGCGAAGCCAGATTATCTGGGTCAAGGACCGGTTCGCTCTTAGCCGAGGCCACTATCATTGGCAGCACGAGCCCTGCTGGTATGTGGTCAGGGGGGGGGGGGCACTGGACCGGAGGACGCGGGCAGTCGACGGTGTGGCACATCCCGGCACGAGAGGACTCCGGCCATGGGCATGGAGCCCAGAAGCCGGTCGAGGCCATGCGGCGCCCGATGCTTAACAATTCCTCCCCGGGGCAGGCTGTATACGACCCCTTCGTCGGTTCCGGCACAACCATCATCGCAGCCGAGCAGACAGGAAGGGTCTGCTATGCGATGGAGATCGACCCGGGTTACTGCGATGTGGTGCGGAGACGCTATGCCGAGTTCACGGGCAGGCAGGAGCTCATGCCGTGAGCACGGCGAAGAAGTCGAAGAAGAAGGCTGCCGCCAAGAAGAAGGCTCCAGCGAAGAAGAAAGCGCCAGCACGGAAGAAGAAGAACAAGACCGCGACCAAGAAAAAGACGGCCACGAGGAAGAAGAAGGCTCCGGCTAAAAAGAAGGTCGTGAAGAAGTCCTCAGCCAAGAAGGCGACCGCGAAGAAGAAGGCTCCGGCTAAAAAGAAGACCGCCGCCAAGAAAAGCAAGGGTGGACGGCCGCCGCTCAAACTCGATAAGCGGCAGATCGAGACCCTAGCCAAGATCAACTGCACCCATGAAGAGATAGCTGCCGTCATGGGCTGCTCGACCGACACAATCGCTCGCCGTTATGCGGAGCTAATAAACAAGGCTCGACTGGACGGAAGAAGCAGTCTGCGCCGTGCCCAGTGGGCGAAGGCGCTTGGCGGCAATCCCACGATGTTGATTTGGCTAGGCAAGCAGGAGCTGGGGCAGAGAGACCGCCTCGAGCACGAGCACTCCGGGCCCGATGGAGGACCCATCCCGGGGCAGATCAACGTTCGACTGGTCAAGTCTGATGAGCCTGGCGACGGTTGAGGTCGAACTCCCGGAGGCCCTGAGCTTCCTGCTCGACCCCCCCCTGGGGAGTGTCCGCTACCGGGTGGCCTACGGAGGGCGGGGGAGTGCTAAGTCCTGGAACTATGCCCGGGCGCTCCTGCTCCACGGCACCCAGACACCCCTAAGAATCCTCTGCGCCCGGGAATACCAGGTCTCCATCCAGGATAGTGTCCACCAGCTACTATCCGACCAGGTGAGCGCAATGAGCCTGGACGGATTCTATGCGGTGCAGAAGAACGCTATCACCGGCATGAACGGCACCGACTTCCTCTTCAAGGGACTCCGAAGGAACATCCGGGAGATCAAGTCGACCGAGGGCATCGACATCTGCTGGGTGGAGGAGGCCGAGGCCGTCAGTGACCAGTCCTGGCGGATCCTGATCCCCACGGTCCGTAAGCCCGGCTCGGAGATCTGGGTGTCGTTCAACCCCGCCCTGGCATCTGATCCCACCTATCGCCGCTTCGTTCAGGATCCCCCCTCCCGTAGCATCGTCCGGTTTGTGTCCTGGAAGGACAACCCCTGGTTGCCGGAGGTGCTCCAGAACGAGGCCGAGGAGCTCCGCCGGAAAGATCCCGAGGCCCATGCCCACGTCTGGGGGGGCGAGCCCTGGCAGCGCTCTGACGCCCAGGTGCTGGCCGGCAAGTGGACGGTCGAGGACTTTGAGCCCCTGGAGAGCTGGGACGGTCCCTACTTCGGTGGCGATTGGGGCTTCGCCCTGGACCCCACCGTCCTCGTGAAGGTCTGGATCGCGGACTCTCGGCTCTACCTCGAGTACGACAACGGCGCCCCCCAGATGACCCTGGATGATATCGAACGAGAGTGGCGCAAGGTCCCGGATGCCGGCAAGTACGTGATCCGGGCGGACAGCGCGAGGCCGGAGACGATCAACGAGATGGCCTCCCGCGGCTGGCGTATCGAGGGCGTGAAGAAGTGGCCGGGATCCGTCGAGGACGGGATCGAACACCTCCGTAGCTATGAGAAGATCGTCATCCACCCGCGGTGCCGGCGGGCCCGGGAGGAGGCCCGGCTCTGGAGCTACAAGACCGACCCCCGCACCGACGACGTGCTGCCCAAGCTCAAGGACGGCTTCGAGCACGTCTGGGATGCCGTCCGCTATGCCCTGGCACCGATCATCATGAAGGGCACGAACTTCATGTTCCGATGACGATCGCCTGCGTACTCCGAAGCGGTGGCGATTTCGACCGCCGGTGGGTAGAAGCCCTGAGAGTTGGCATGGAGCTGCATGCCCCCGTGCATCGGTTCATCTGTCTCACCGACACCTCTTCAGAGCCCGACGACATCCCGCTCGAGCATGATTGGCCGAAGTGGTGGTCGAAGATGGAGCTCTTCCGCCCTGGGCTCTTCAGTGGACCTGTGCTGTACGTGGACCTGGACACGCTACCGGTGGGGGACCTCTCGCAGATTGCCGGCTACCGCGGTCCGCTGGCGATGCTCAGCGACTTCTACAAACCGAGCAGGGCGCAGAGCGGGGTGATGGCCTTCACGCCGGGCCCGGTTACCGAGGGCCTATGGGAGATGTGGATCGCCAATACCGCGATGCAGATACACCGCTACCGCGGGGATGGGGAGTGGCTGCACGCCCACTGCGGTCCCGATCGGCTGCAGGAGCTCTTCCCGGGCCAGATCGTGAGTCTGAAAACACACTGCAAGCCACCGAAAGCGAAAGGGCCGCCGAAGGGGGCGAGACTGGTGTGTCTGCATGGTAGGCCGCGTCCCAACAGCCCAAAGGCAGGCTGGGCATACGACCTGTGGAAGGAGCGAGCATGATCGCCTGGTGGTCACAGTCTCCCAAGCCGGGCAACCTGGGGGATGTACTCACTCCAATCATCCTCCAGGGAATGGGAGTGGATGTGAAGTGGGCACCCCGCAGAAAAGCCCGTCTGCTGGCCATCGGGAGCATCATACGCTTCGCAGTCCCCGGACAGTATGTGTGGGGCTCGGGAGCTATGTGGTCACACGATGTTCCGAGCCCCCGGGCTCGTTACCTGGCGGTGCGAGGACCCTTGACCCGGGCGGTGGTGCAACGTGCCGGCGGGGAATGTCCGCAAGTCTACGGGGATCCGGCGTTGCTACTTCCCCGGATCCACAATGGAGCGGTGGAGCAGCAGCACGACGTTGCGATCGTGCCGCATTACGTGGATGAGAGGGGCGTGCGGGCCCGGTATCCGGGCTGGCACATCATAAGTTCGCTGCGGGCCAATCCCCTCCAGGTGGTGGATGAGATCCGCTCCTGTAAGGCCATTCTATCCTCTTCCCTGCACGGCATCATCGTCGCTCATGCCTATGGGATCCCCGCGGCCTGGGTCCGCTTCTCAAACCTGCTGGACGGCGATGACACCAAGTTCCGGGACCATGCTGCCGCGGTGGGAGTGAGTCTGCCGCCCTACAAGAGCCCGGAGAAGGCCGAGCCCGTACTGGGAACACTGGATACAGGTCCTCTGATGAAGGCACTGGAGGCGATACGGTGAACGTGGTCCTGGTCAGCTTCTACACCCCGACCTGGGAGTATCCGGCGCACGCTCGGAGGCTAAGAAACGAGTGTGAAGTACTCGGCGTGGACCACCACATCGTTGAGAGAGAGGACGTGAAAGGCTGGCTGGCCAATACCCGTCAGAAGCCGCTGGTCCTGTTGGAAGCACTGCGCGAACTGAAGCGGCCCATCCTATGGACCGACGTGGACGGGTCCCTCTGCCGTAGGCCGGTAGGGCTGCGAAAGGACGTTGACTTCATGGCCCGGGCCCGACCGCCCAAGCAGGAACGGGCCTGGCACGTGGACACGCTCTACTTCAACACCACTCCGAGGGCTGAGGAGCTGTTGGAGCTGTGGATTGAGCATCTCACCGATCACTCCGATGGTCTGGCCCTGCATCAAGCATGGCAGTCCGGACGCTGGGGGGGGCGGTCTGCCCCACTGCCTGCGGAGTACTATCCGGGTGCGAAGGCCCCTGTCATCCAGTACCGACGCTCGACGAGTCCGGGGAAGCGGGCCGATCAACGCCGGCTCAAGAGGGAGGGGCGTTATGCACCACTCTGAGCGCCGGGCCCGGGAGTTGCTCGGACGGCTGGACATCGTGAGCCCCTATGGTGCCGAGATAGGTGTCTGGAAGGGGGAGATGTCCCGAAACCTGCTCATGCTTAATCCCCTTCTCCGGCTGCTGATGGTCGACAACTGGAAGTCAGCAAGAGAACGGAGCAAGGCATACCGGATATCCGGGGACTACATCGCACGGGTAAATGTCCAGCGCATGGGACTGGCCAAGAGACAGGCCCATGAATCCACCGAGTTTGCTGCCGGGCGCCGTACAATTCTGTATACCGATTCACTGGACGCTGCGGGTCTCGTCCCGAAGGCCTCCCTGGACTTCGTGTTCATCGACGCCGAGCACACCTATGAGGCCGCGACCGCCGACATCCAGGCGTGGTTGCCGGCCATCAAACCCGGAGGGCTGCTGAGTGGCCATGACTACAGCCCGCCGGGTGAACTCAGCCCGAAAGGCTGGCCCGGGGTGGTCAGGGCCGTGGACGAGTTCGTAGAGAGAGGCGGCCTAACCCTCGACCGTGGAGAGCAGGCGACATGGTTCATCCGGCTGCCATAAACACCCGCGACCAGTGGGCCGAGATCGCGATCGCCGCCTACTCGGCCATGGTCACTGATCGCATGCACTTTGCCCAGGCAGCCTACCGGGACGGGGAGTGGTACTGCATCGGCGGCAGCAGCGGGAAGACCATCAATGCCGAGGAGTTCAATCCCGAACTGGGGAACCTATTGGCCCGAACCCTACTCGAGCCTGTCGGCCAGTGGTGCGTGCTCTGGTGGAAGCATCCCAGGATGGGCAGGCAGGCATTCAACATCGCAAAGAAGTGGATCGCTACCCACAAGCCCGATGTGCGTTGGATTCCCGATCGCCCCATCAGCCGGGCGAATGAGATCGGCATGGCCGCACCCTTCTGGCAGGCCTGCAGGAGTCGAAGGGTGGTGGCTGTCGGACCTGCACACATGGCCAATCTGGATCTGTTCGACATCGCCGAGCATATCATCGTGCCCCCCAGGGTGGCCTGGAAGCACACCAACAGTGTCTGCGAGCAGGTCCTGACCGTCTATCGACCGCATGATCTGATTCTCTTTGCCGCCGGCATGGGCTCGAACCTGATGATATGGAAGCTCTGGCCGCAGCTGAGAGGCAAGGCAACGCTGCTGGATATCGGAGCCGCGCTGGACCCCTACTGTGGCCACTTCAGCCGAGGCATCTTCCGCGAACCCGGATGGCAGGAGAACATCATGCCCAGGAATATCCCGTGAGGCTGCTCATCACTGGGCACACGGGCTTCAAGGGCGCCTGGCTGAGCCTTCTGGCCGAACAGGAGGGCCACGAGGTGGGTGGATATGGTCTGTCCCGAACCGCCGGCCCGTCGTTTTATAAGGTGGCCCGCATCCGAGAGCACCTGGCCTTTGAGAGGCGAGAAGACGTTACGGACATGCTCGCACTCCGACAGGCGGTGGCCGCCTTCCGTCCTGAGGTTGTCTTTCATCTCGCGGCCCGCGCCATTCTCCTGGAGTCGTTCGGTGCCCCGGTGGGGACCATACGCAACAACGTGATTGGAACAGCCGCGGTCCTGGAAGCGGTAAGGCACTGCCCGGGTGTTGCTGGAACCGTCATTGTGACCACCGACAAGGTCTACCGCAACGACGGAAGAAGCGATGGATATAAGGAGACAGATCGACTGGGTGGACTGGATCCTTATGGAGCAAGCAAGGCGGCCGCAGAGCTGGTGGTGGACAGCTATCGACACACCTATGCCCTGAATGTTGCCACGGCCCGGAGCGGGAATGTTATCGGAGGGGGCGATTGGGGACCGCGCAGGTTGGTACCCACCTGCTTGGAGGCATTCAGCAGGGGCGAAGAGCCGACCATCTATGATGCTGCCCGCCCGTTCCTGCATGTGCTGGATACCCTGCGTGGATACCTGCTGCTGGCTGAGAGGCTATGTGTGGAACCGGAGATCTCCGGGGGATACAACTTCGGTCCCGGTCAGGTAACTCCACTGTATGAGGTTGCTGACCATATCGCAGCCCGCATGGGTGGGTTCTACCGGAAGGCGGGCAAACCCCCGGGCGAAGCATCCATGCTTGCGCTTGATAGCAGCAAGGCCCGAAAGGTCCTCGGGTGGGCGCCACGATGGGGCATCGCCGAGATACTGGATCGGACCGTGGAGTGGTATCAGGCATGGCGTCTGGGCTCAGACATGGAACTAGTGAGTATCGAGCAGATTGACGCACACCGCAGTGAGTCGGTCCGCGAAGAGGATGTGGTGGTATGAGGGGCATCGTGTTGGGCGGCGCAGCCTGTATCTGGAAGGACGTGGACCGGCTGGAGGCCATGATCGGCCAGCAGTGGAATGAGATCGTGGTGGCGGCGAACGATATCGGGTGTCATTGGCCGCGGGAGATGCATGGCTGGTGTTCACTCCATCCCGAGAAGATGGACCAGTGGGTGAAAATCCGGGAGCGTAAGAGGCTGCCCGGAGGATTCATCACCTATGCAAAAGACGGGAGAAAGAGAAGGGGCATCGACGCCACGGTGCGCCACCGATTCGGAAGCGGCTCGTCAGGTCTACTGGGCGTCTCAGTGGCCCTACATCTTGGATGTACGAAGATCGTGCTGTGCGGAATCCCCATGACCCGGGAGCCCTACTTCGCGGAGTCCGAGGTCCACCCTAAGGGTAAGGCATTCTCCTCGGCGGACTCCCACTGGAGAAAGTGGCTGCTGTATGCGGAGAAGATGCAGGGCACCGTTAAGTCGATGAGTGGACGCACCAGGGACCTACTTGGAGAACCTACACTGGAATGGTTGGGTGAAGACGATGGCAAAGACCCCTGAGTATCGAGGCGGCGGATGGTATCAGCTTCCCGATGGGAGCAAAGTCAAAGGTAGGCAGGCAGCCCTTCGGGCGACGAACACGGAAGCCGATACGCATACGCTTCAACGGTTGGACTTCGCTTCCCGGGCGGGCCTACAGTACGGAGAAGATCGGGATATCTACAAGGTTGCGGGCTACAAGAAGACGCCGACCTTCAAGGATTATTGGGCCTACTACGACCGCCACCCCATCGCAGGCCGCATTGTCGACCTTGCAGCCAAGACCACCTGGCGTGAGCCCCCGGATATCGTTGAGCCCGAGAAGGAAGATGGCACCGAGTTCACTAAGGCGGTCACGGAGATGGCGGATCGGCTAAAGCTATGGAGCCGGTTCGAGTCTGCGGATAGGCTGAGCCGTATCGGTCAATACAGTGTGCTGTTCATCGGCGTGAAGGGCGGAACAGATGATATGAGCATACCGCTGGAACGTCTCTCGGATCCCGATGATGTGGCCTATCTGATGCAGTACTCTGAGCAGTATGCGAAGATCGTCGAATGGGTGACCGACCCTACCGACGAGCGATTCGGCCTGCCCAAACTCTACGAGATCGACTTCTCCCGCCGGAACTCCAAGTTCAGGGTCAGACGCTCCAAGGTCCACTGGTCGAGGGTGCTGCACATCGCAGAGGACCCTCTCGAGGACGACGTATATGGACGCCCCATCCTCAAGCGTGTCCTCAACACGATCTTCAACGATGACAAGGTGGATGCCGCGAGTGCGGAAGCGTTCTGGCAACTCGCGGACAAGATACTCCAACTGAAGATCGACCCTGAAGCGCAACTGTCCGAGGACGACAAAGATGATGTAGACGAGAAACTGCAGTTACTCTACCACGACCTGCGCAAGTATTTCACCCTTCAGGGTGGCGAACTCTCCTGGCTGGGTGGAGAGACCGCCGACCCTACGGCGATATCCGAGATCCTGGCCATGAAGATGGCAGCTGGCAGTGGATATCCCCGGAGAATCCTGTTCGGGGCCGAGCAGGGAGAACTTGCCTCCAGTCAGGACGAGCGCAACTACCGGGGCACGATATCCGAGCGGCAGGAACAACATGCAGAGCCCAACATGGTCCGGGCCTTCATTGATCGGCTCATAGAACTCGGTGCGCTACCGACACCAGGACCAGAGGGCTATGATGTGTTGTGGCCCGAACTCTACGAGGCCACCGACGAGGAGAAGGCCACGACCGCCAAGGCTCGTGCCGACACCGCCAAGATACTCACACCCATAGGGGGCGATCCCTATGAGCTAGTCACGGTCGACGACGAGGGCATGGTACGGTTGCGCACCTCAGAAGAGGTGTGGGCCGAGCGGGAAGCCATGCCCGAGCCCGAACCCGGATTCATCCTTCCGCCCGAACCCGGGGGCGAAGAAGAAGAAGAAATCGCAGCTCGTAGCCGCTGGTGGCCACAGAGGAAGAGGAGGCCGCATGAAAGCTGAAGACCTGGCCAAGCTCGGACAGAACGCAAAGGCCTTCGCCAAGGCCTATGTGCAGCTGAAGGAAGAGCTGATCCGTCAGGGGGTTGAGGCTGAGGAGGCGAAGGTGGTCGCTCGCTCGGCGGCCATGATGACCATCTTCAATCCCGACGAGGAGAAGCCGTGGGACACGTAGTCTGTGTTCACCATGCCCACAATAGGGCTGCCGGTCCTTCTTCCCGCACTCACCGTATCGTTCGGCGCATTGCGGACCGCTACGGATCCAACATCGCGGACGCCTTCCTGACTGCTCTCTCCCGATTGGATGCGGGCATCGATAAGGTGGAACTGTCAAGTGCGGTCGCCTCAGGGGATGTCAATGCCATCGTGGCCGCTATCGGCCCGTCGCGGTTGGGGGCGATCTTCGCCGGCGGTGACTCACTTTCGAAGGTCTTGCAGGACACGGCGGCGGCCAGCGGCGGGTTGGGTATGGATGTTCTGAGCGAGGTCACCGGTATGCAGGCCAGCTTCAATGCCGTGGATCCCAATGTGGTGATGTTCGCCCGCGAGAGGGCTGCCCGCCTGGTGGTCGATGTGACCGAGGACGTGATCGAGGCTGTGCGTATCGTGATTGCTGCGGGTGCTGCTGAGGGGCTGACCACCGTGCAGCAAGCGCGAGCAATCCGGGAGGTTGTGGGCCTGCCGCCCAACTGGGCCGAGGCTCCCTCACGGCTTGCCTCCGAGCTTCGTGCGGGGCGATTCACCTCCAGCCGACGCCTTTCAGCAATCGACAAAGCCCGTATCCGCAAGAGACTGAAAGAGGGGACGATCACCGAGGACTTCATCTCCGAGATACAGGCGAATTACGCCCGCAGCCTGACCAATCGCAGAGCACTCAACATCGCCCGCACCGAGAGCGCTACCTCGGCCAATCATGGTATGCGTACCGGCTGGAGACAGGCACGAGATCAGGGTGTGCTGTCCGAGGACGTGAAGCGCATCGTGGTAGTCACCCACGACGAGGAGTTGAGGGAGACACATGCCGCCGTCCCGTTCATGAATCAGGGGGGCGTAGGCCTGGATGAACCCTTCGAAACCCCCTGGGGGCCTCTCATGGGCCCGCCCTGGGATCCCGACCCTTACAACTGCCTACTGCCCGGCACTCCCGTAAGGGGTCGGTTCGTGGCTGGGGTTCGTGCCCACTATCGCGGCGAAGTAATCACCATCCATACTGCCGGGGGGCGCAAGCTCGCCGTCACCTCGAATCACCCAGTACTCACCCGCGACGGCTTCGTTGCGGCCCAGCGTGTGCGCGATGGACACCAGCTTCTCTGCTACAGCGGGGACGCGCATGGGGCAACCGCGCCGGGGGCGCACGAACACGGGGCGCCAGCCGCTGTTGACGATGTGTTCCATGCGCTCGGCAAGCTTTGGGGCCAGGAGCTCCGAGACCTTTCTGTTGAAGATCTCCACGGCGACGCGGCAGGCACTGATGGTAAGGTCGATGTTGTACGGCCCGACAGGGTATTGCTGGTCGACGGGCTCGCCCAACCTCTCGATGGCGGCGGCAATAGCATTCTCGTACTTACCACGCCGCCCACCATTTCGGTAGCGAGTGAGGGCTCGGGCGGCCATGGCCTCGGAGCTGTCCACGCGACCGCGCGCAGCGGCGTGGGCGGGGCCGAGCTGCCTGCGAACGGCTTCAGGGTCCGCCTTGAGTTGTTGCCATTTCAGCTTCTCGGCTTCGGAGCGCCCCCGGAGTTGTATCCCGGCGCGTTTGAGTCGATGGGCAATCACGCTACGGTCGTGCCCGGTTCTCTCGCTGATCGCCTTGACCGATTCGCCCGAGAGATAGGCGGCGCTGATGCCGGGCACGTCGATCTTCTTCCAAAGGTGGTGCTTCCGCCCAACGGAGGACTTCATCGGCCGGGCCGGCAGCCTCCATTCGATACGCCTCTGTCTCACGGTGGCAGTACTGACTCCAAGCTCGCTCGCGACCTCTTGGAGCGTCATGCTGGATTGGTAGAGCTGGACGAAGTGGTCGCGGTCGATGTCAGCTCGTGGCATGGGCATGTGTACGACCTCCAGTCGGTTACGGGCTTTAATATCGCATCTGATGTCTTTGTTAGCAACTGCCGCTGTGGTGAAGGGCTGATCTTCCCTGGGGGCGGGGTGCTGTGAGCACAACTCAAACCGAGAGGCTCACTGAGTCGGCCCGCAATGCACTGGCGTATTTCGAGCGGCGTCTACGTGATGGGCACAGTGGCAGCATTACGTTTGAATGTTTAGAGGGTGGTGTGCGGGACATCAAAGAAAGCCGCACAGTTAAGTTAAAGGAGTTGAACGGGAAGAAGTGGCTATCTCATAACACTTGACCATGTCGTACACTCATGGTAGGATAGCATCTGTGAAATAGCACGACATACCGGCAGTTAATTCTCTCTGCCATCAGGCGGACAGGAATGAGCCCCGGCGCACTCTCCAGTAGGAGAGAGGTGTCGGGGCTTTCTGCGTTTGAGGGGACTATGGCCGAACACATACAGGTAGTGACCAACCTCTCCGGTCCGATCCGTCGTGAGAAGTACATGGGCCGTGAACACGTTGTGGTCTCTGCGGTGCTCGTGAAAGGCATGGTACTCCACAACAACCTGGGCCGCACCTATCTGCCCCCCGAGGACATCACCCCTGAATGGGCGGAAACGGCCAACGGAGCACCGGCGGTCTCCGATCATCCCAACCGTTCCGCCCGCAATCCCGACGTGCTGAACAAGATGGGTGTGGGCTTCCTCTACCGGGCCCGGGCGCAGAACGGGGCGCTCAAGGCCGACGTGTTCATCGATCCGGATCGCACCAGTGAAGTGGAGGACTTGGGTGTCATTCTCGCCAAGCTGGACAAGGACGAGAAGGTGGAAGTCTCTACCGGGTTTCCAGTGACCCTCGAAGAGTCCTCGGGTGTGCTGAACGGAGAAGAATACGACAAGATCATCCACCCCGCCGGGTTCGACCATCTCGCGATATTCGCAGAGAACGTTGGAGCCTGTTCGGTGGATGACGGATGCGGACTGGCACAGAACAAGGACGACCTGCCGGATCCACCCGATTCCCCCGAGGCCGTTGCCGAGTCTTCAGCCTGGAAGACATTCCTGCAGAAAGCCGCTCGATTCCTCGGCTTCCATCCATCGGACAACGAATCCGACGAGGACCGCAAGGAGCTTCTACGCAGTGCCCTGGTGGAGCGATTCGGGGCAGACGACCGGTATCTCTGGGTCGATTCAATCTACAGCGAGGACGGGTTGGTAGTGTTCGAAGTAGAAAGTCGTAGTGGAGGTGATTCGGGGCTCTTCCGGGTGACCTTCGAGGTCGATGAAGCAGGGACCGTGACGTTGGGAGAGCCCGAAGAAGTCCGTCGGGTCACCACGTTCGAGCCCGTGGCCAACGCCGCGGAAACACCCCAAGACAAGGGGAGCAACATGAACAGGGACGAGATGATCGCACAGCTGGTCAAAGCCGGCCCGCTCGAGAAGGAGGCGCTGGAGAAGCTGAGCGATTGTCAGCTCGTAGCGCTTTCCGGGGCAGGCGAGGTGGAGGGCGTCGAAGAGGGCGATACCCTCGCGTGGCAGAAGGTCCGCGAGTGGAGGGAGAAGTTCGAGTCGCTCGATGCCGAGACCAAGAACGCGCGTCAGGCCGAGGAGAAGGAGCGGACCGGTCTTCTGGACGACCTGCTCTACAACTCCAAGCAGCTGCCGTGGTCGGAGACCGAGATCCGGGGCATGGACATCGTGCAGCTCCGCAAGGTCCACAAGACCGTGTTCCCGAAGCGTGCCGACTTCAGCGGTCGGGGCGTGCCGGCCAGTGAGACGGGCTCCTACGACTTCGTGCATCCGATCATGGACGGGCCGGCAGGTGCTTCCGTCCTCGACGGTGACCGGAAGGGGGTCAACTAATGGCGCGGAACACGATCCTACTCAGGGGCAAGGCGCGTGAAGAAGGCCGCCTGGCGGATTGCTACGTGCTCACGCCCGGGATGCTCGTGGAGCTGGCAGATGCCGGCACGGTCATCCCCCATACCACCGACGGTGGTCAGGCAGCGCCCATCTTCGTGCGCGAACAGTGGGAGAACGACGGCGCCGACATCGACGACGACATCGCCCTCGATGACGAAGCCATCCTCATCTTCCCCGAGATGGGAGCGAAGATCAACGCTTACACCTCCGACACGATCGAAGAAGGCGACACGGTCTGTTCGGACGGAGAGGGCGGTGTGCGGCTGGCCGATTCCGGCGATTACGTGATCGGGACCGCCGCAGAGGACTCAGACCTCACTGGCACCAACGGTCGCGTCGAGATCTATGTCTGGCCGCTCGGCGTGTCGGCCTAACAGGAGGAGAGAGGAACCATGACAAACCAGACTCTTGGCGGGCCGATCATCACCAAGATCCCTCGCAACTTCATCCGTAACGGGGTGGTCGACCGTCGCGCGATGTATCAGGAACTCGTGGAGAACGAGGTTCTGCGCGAGGACGAGACCCGAGAGATCGAGGAGGCACTCACCCGCGTGGCAAGGCGCGACCTGGTGGCCGTGGCCGACCTGCGTCAGATGGGACTCACGGTGAACCTGCGAAACATCGGGGTGACCACCTACGAGTTCGACCGCGTCACGCCCGTAGGTGAGGCGACGCAGTCGATGTCCATCCTCAACCTCGGCGACAGGGACCTGGTCACCTTCGCCCGCACGGCGATCCCCGTACCGGTGACTGCCTCGCAGTTCGAGCTCGACGCCCGTAGGGCCGCTGCCGGGACTACGCTCGGTGAACCCGTGAGCCTCACGAACGTCGAGGAGCACACCCGAGCCGTGGCGGAGAAGCTGGAGGACACGCTGGTGAACGGCTCCGATGTGGTGCTGGGCTCGAACGATCTGCCCGGCTACACCAACTTCACGAGCCGTGAGCAGCTGTCCTTCTCGGACGTGGCCTGGAACGATATCTCGGGTGCTCCCGAAGCGGCCGTGATCGATGTGCTGGCCATGCGGGCGGCGCTTCGGGAAAACGGTTACACCGGACCCTACATCGTCTATGTCCCGAGTAACTTCGACGGGACGATCGACGAGGACTACAAGTCCGAGAGCGACCGGACGCTGCGGGAACGGTTGATGTCCATCAACGGAGTCGAGCAGGTGAAGGTGCTGCCCTCCCTGGCCGACGACAACGTCCTGATGGTGCAGATGACCCGGTCGGTCGTGCAAACAGCGATCGGGCAGGACATCACCACCGTGACCTGGGACATGATGGGCGGGCTCGCGAACTACTGGGCCATCCTCGCGGTGATGACGTTTGCCCTCAAGGTCAGTGCGGCTCGCGCCCCGCTGTCCTCGGGCACACTGCCATCTCTGACGACGGCCAGCGGTATCGCACACCTGGCCTAACCGCCAGGTATGGAAGCGACCGAAGGGGCACCGGGGCAGGTATGCCCGGTGCCGAGGTATAACCCAAGTCGGAGAGAGAGATGCCACAGACACTGGAGCAGGCACAGGCCCAGCGCATACAGGATGTCGAGTCCAACCGTGGGGTGGGCGTAATCCCCTACAAGTCGGGCGAGGAACAGTCCGACCGGATCTTCGAGGTGGTCGAGGGCTACAAGCATCTACCAGGCGGAATCCGCCTGGGACCGGGGCAGCGGTTCCACCCGACCGTCAAGCAGGTCAGAACCGGAGCCCTCAGGGGCAAGGCGCGTGAACTCACCCGGGATGAGCACCGGAGCATGACCGGTAAGGTCTTTTCCGGGGCCGACATCGGTATCCGGGCGCTCCCCATGGCCGATACCACCCGGGAGATGGCCCTCAAGGCGGGTCTGAGGGAGTCCGACTTCGAAGGCATCGAGCCGGGCTTCGAGGGCCGCTTCACGCGCAGCCAGGTGCAGAGGATCATCGACGGCAAGGATGCGTGATGAAGCCGGGCATCTACCGCAACCGGGGGGCCGGATGGATGCGGTCCGATGGGACACGTGTCGAGCGGGGCGATGAGTTCGTCCCGACCGAGGAAGAGCTCCGTCGCCGAGCCTACAAGCTCCGATATGTCGGCCCTGCAGACGAGTTCGCCCATGAGCCCCCATACGCCCCCCCGAACGGTGGAAACGTAGAGGACTATTCTCTCGGCGGTGGCTGGTACATGGTCGGAGGGGTGAAGGTGCAGGGGCGGGAAAGGGCAGAGGAACTGCTCCATGGCCAGGACTGACGAGACGCTCGTTGCAACGGTCATCGAGACCAGCCTCACCTCCGAACAGATCAACGCTTTCATCGATAGCGCTTCTCTGTGGGTGGATGGAAACCTGGTAGGTCGGGGGCTATCTGCGAGTCTGCTTGCAGAGATCGAGAAGTACTTGGCCTGCCACCTCATCACGCTGCGGGATCCCAGGCTGAGCAGTACCAAGGTGAGTGATGTGGCCGAGACCTACCAGCGTGACACCCAGATTACCGAATACCTGAAGGCCGCGGCCGCGCTTGACCCGACAGGGCGGGTGCGTGAGGACTTCATGACTCCTGCCAATACCCGGCGGTTCAGCGCCTTGGCGGGTACGGGATACGACTCGTGACCATCACGCTCTCACGTCGCGTGAGCCTGGAGACCGTCGGGATTGAGGTCTATGGCGGACGAGACGGACAGGGCATGGCCGAATATGAAACCGAGCAGGAGATCGAGGCCCGGGTAGTACGGGAAGATGCCGTTGTCGTCGGAAGTGACGGCACGGACGTGAAGACCAGCCTGACACTCTGGGTGCCGGGTGATCAGAACCCGCTCCCCGGAGATCAGGACCGGATCACCTATGAGTCGGAGGCCTTCATCGTGATCGACCGCAAGGAAGCCAAGACCCTGGCCGGCGTGGTCGACCACGTGCGCGTGAGGTGCCGGGAGGCGTGATGGGCAAGACCACCGACAGCTTCGACCACCTGCGCCGGAAGATCGACGCCCTAAGCCGGAGCGGCCCCCAGATCCTGGATCCGGGCCTCAGGATGATCGGCGAGGAAATCATGACGGACGTGAAGGCCTCGCGCCCGGGCAGGGGAGTGCCCAGGGATGAGGGCACCCTTGCGAACTCAGGGATTGTGGAGGGTCCGGTCAATCACGTGGTGACGCTCTCTTTCGGGGGCGCTGCCGAGAAGTATGCGCTCGTCCAGCACGAGCGGCTGGACTTTCACCACACCCTGGGCGAGGCCCGCTACCTGGTGCGTGGAGTGGAACGCTGGAGACCGAATCAGGGTGCAGCGCTCGCAACACTCCAGCTGGAGGCCATCAAGGCCGTCATGGAAGCGAGGAAGGTGCCCTGATGGGCGTGGTGGAAGACGTACAGTCTTACCTCGTCTCGGAAGGAGTCGTAGACGGGTCTACCGACTGGCCCTCAGTGCGACGCAACCGCCACGACGACAGCGACCGTCTGGTGGTGATCACCGAGGACGGGGGACCGGCCCCGCAGATCGCTCGCGACGAGGGGATCGGCGATGCGGCGGTGAAGGATTGTGGGGTCCACATCCTGGTACGGGCCGAGCGCCAGAATGGGGACGCCGCCTATGAGAAGGCCCGGGAGATCATGGACGCCCTGCACGGATTGGCCGGGGAAGAGCTCGGAAGCACCGAGTACATCCGGGTGATGGCACTCACAAGCGAGCCGGTCTTCTTGCGGGATGAGACCGAGAGGCCGCTGTTCACGATCGCGTTTCGACTGATGGCGCCTGTGGGCGCATAGGAGGTCACGATGGGATACATCGCACACGGCACCGCGTACTCATTCAACAGCGTCGAGGTCGGGGGCCTGATATCCATAACTCCCGGAGGACGGACCAAGGGAGATGTGAAGACCAGCGACAACGACAGCGAGTTCGACGAGGAGTACGTCCCCGGCATCCGCGAAGGCGGCACACTTACTCTAGAGATGATGCACGAGCCGCTCGATACGGGGCAACAGGAACTGGCTGCCAACTATGAGGCGGATCGCGAAGTGGTCGAGAACATCATCACGCTTCCCGAGGGGGCAAGCGCCGGGAGTGGACAGACCACGTTCACCTTCGACGGCTATGTGAATGACATGACTCCGCCGACCCTGCCGCTGAACTCCAATGATCCCGCCACCCGCAGTGTGGTCATCAAGGTGGCCGGACCTATCACGGAGGTGGCGACCTGATGCCGCCCCTGAATGGAATACGCATCGAGCTGGGCGGCAAGGATCGGGTGCTGCGCTTCACCAACCGCTCCCGGGCCCGCCTGGAGACCGCCTTCGGACTCACGCTCAGCCAGGCGGCGATGCAGGGAGGACTCCAGAACAGCATCCTGGCCATCTCCCGCATGCTCTGGGCGGCCCTTCTCCACGAGGAGCCAGACCTACAGGTCGACCAGTGCATCGACCTGATCGATGCCTACCGGGAGAAGGATATCTGTGACGCCCTGGGAAGCGCGATGCTGCAGTACTTCGGGATTGATGAGGAAGACTTAAAGGAGCAGCCCGAAGAGGGAAAAGCGGAAACGGCCACGGACTGACACTCGAGGAGATGTGGTGTCATGCCGTGGCGGCGGGGATATCCGATGAGCTGTTCTGGAATTGCACGCTGGGCGAGGTGGCCATGCTGTACGAGCGCATTATCGATGAGCAGGTCGAGGCCGAACGTCGTGCCGTCCTCCGCGCCGGACTGATAGCGTCTGCGACCTACAACGCTCGGGCAGGGAAAGTGGTGTGTCGCCCCGAAGACTTCCTGGCTCAACCCACCCGTGAAATAACTCCCGGACAGATGGCCGATGTTCTACGTGGCTGGGCCGGTGGTCGGCTAAGGAAGGCGAACTGATGGCCGGGACCACCGTTCTGCACCGCGCCGCCATCGAACTCTACGGCGACGACAAGAAGCTGATCTCGGGGATGGCCTCAGCCAGGCGGATGACCCAGGAGTCCGGCAAGGAGCTGGAGAAGGTCGCCGACGACGTCTCGAAGAAGTTCGATGTCGTCGGCCAGCACCTGACCAACGTCGGGGCCGGTCTTACTGCGGGTGTCACGCTTCCCATCATGGCCGCCGGCGTACTCGTCACCGTTGCTGCCGATCGGCAGATCCAGGCGGAGACCCGGCTGACGGCAGCCATTGCCGCGGCGGGTGGACAGGTCGACAAGGAGCTGTCCAGGTTTAAGGCCTATGCTGCCGGCTTGCAGGAGGTCACGATCGTCGGGGATGAAGCCACCCTGGCGAATATCCAGGTCGCCCGGAGTATGGGTCTGGGGGCGGACGGTTCGGCCCGTGCGGCCAAGAACGCAGTCGCCCTGGCAGCCGCTTTCGGAATCAATGAGCGCTCTGCGATTCGGTATACAGCGGCCCTGGAGCAGGGCGATACCACGATGCTCAACCGCTACATCCCGACGCTGAGGAACATCGAAGACCAGGGCAAGCGGGTGGCGGAGGCCCAGAAGATCCTCGCCGGCGCCTTCGATGTGGCGAAGGCCTCGGCCGAGAGGGGTTCAGGACCGCTCAAGCAGTTCCGAAACGACCTCGGGGATCTCCAGGAGCAATTCGGGACCATAGTCTTTGATGGCATCAACCCCTTCATCCAGGAACTACGGAAAGGTGTAAAGGCCCTTCAGGATATCCCCGAGCCCACCAAGCGGGTGATCGTCGGCGTGGCCGGGCTGGCCGCCACGATAGGCCCCGCACTGATCGGGGTGGGTCTGTTCACCAAGGCCCTGCGGCAGTGGCCGACGTTGCTCTATCACGTCGATAAGGCCCTGATTGGGCTGAAGACTACCAGCGGCGGCACGCTGCTCCTGTTGGCGGTGGCCGCTGCCGCCTATGCCAAGTTCGCTGCCGCCGCCAACAAGGCGGAAGCCGATATCGACGAGTCGACCGACGCCATCATCCGGGCCTCGGAAGCGCTCGATCCGTGGATGGATAAGATCAACCGCCTGAAGACCGTCAATCACGAGGTGTTCCAGGACTTCAAGGCCAAGGTTCAGGAGCTGCGAGCCGGTGGTATGGAGACCTCTGAGGCCTGGGTGAAGGCGTGGAAGGAAGTCGGGGCCGCCACCATTCTGGCAGCTGCTGATGTTGAAAAGGCTGCCAAGCAGATGGAGCGGTCGCGGCAGCACGCCGAGAATTATGCAGAGATGCTGCTGGTCGCCGCCGAGAACACCAAGATTCTGGCCCGGCACTCCAAGGGGCTGCAGGAGGACCTACCCGACGCGATCGAGCTGCCCCCGGTCGACCCCGACGCCTATGTGAACAGTCTGCTACTGGTACGGGCCAATCAGGAGACCTTGAAGCGGCACCTGCAGGAGGACATGGAGGATCTGCCCGACTACATCACGGTGCCCACCGAGAAGCTCGAGTCCAAGTTCAGCGACGCCGGCAAGGAGTCCGGCCGTGCTCTGGTCGAGGGGATCGTGAAGGGGGTCGGAGCCAACGAGCTCTGGGAGAGAGTCCTCAACATCTTCGAAGATAGGCTGCTCGGCGAGATCTACAAAATGTTCAAGATCGCGTCCCCTTCGAAAGTCTTTGAACAGGTCGGAGGGAATCTCGTGCTGGGGCTAGAGCGTGGGATCGCCTCCGGGATGGGTGCAGCCGCGGCCGCCTTCGGGTCCATCATTCCCACTCAAGTAGCTATGAGTCCTGCTGCCATGTCCTCCCCGGCCTCCGGCATGGGAGGCGTGATGGTCCACCAGCAGATCCCGATCACGATCCAGGCCATCGACCGGCGCGATGTCGTGGCGTTCTTCGAGGAGAACAGAGGTCTGGTGGCGGCCTATGCGATGGAAGGCATCACCCATAGCGAGGGCGCCATGCGTGCGCTCAGGGGAGACTGATGCCGACCTGGCCTCGCACCATCATCCCCGTGAGTATGACGGTGCCTTCCTTCCCGGGTGGATTGGACTCCTGGGGGCAGTCCGGGAAAGGACAGTTCCGCTCCACCCTGGCAGTGGGCAGGGAGTGGGAAGAGACCTATCCGCCGCTTTACACCCGAGCCGAGGACACCAAGGAGTTCCTGGCCACCATCAATGCCTACTGGCGCAACCGCACCGTCTTCGACATCGGGCACCGCTACTACCAGACCCAGATGGGTGATGGGGGTGGAACCCCCAAGGTGGATGGTGCCGACCAGACAGGCTCGAGCCTTGACACGGACGGATGGCCGGCCAGCACGGAAGTCCTCAAGGCAGGGGACATCATCAAGGTCGCGGGTGTGCCCTACATCCTGGACGTGACCGAGGACGCGACGAGCGACAGCGATGGCAGCGCCACCCTCTCGATTTCACCCCCGATCTTCTCGGGCGGTTCCCCGGCCGAGGATGCGGCCATCACCTACACAGCTGTGACCTTCAAGTGTGTGCTCGCCAGGGCTCCGAACATCCCCCGCAGTGAACAATTCCTGGCCGGCCTGAGCCTGGTCTTCCGGGAGGTGATCTCGGTATGACCCGCTCGCTCGAAGCCGGCATGCTGTCCTCGATCGCCGCCCAGAGCGGCCGGGAGATCCTGCACCTGATCTCCATCGACCTGCCCACCGTGGGCACGCTCTACCTGTGCACGGCTCCCCATGACGTGGACTGGGATAGCGAGACTTGGGAGGGTATCGGCGGCGCGATCGGCTTCGAGGGTGTGGCCGAGTCCGAGGATAAGAAATCCGGCAGAGTCAAAATCACGGTTAGCGGGGTTGACCAGGCGGTGCTTGCATCGCTGTTGACCTACAACATCCGGGGCCGGGTGGTCGAGCTTTACTATGCTCACCTCAACACGGAGACCGGGGCAATCGTCTCCGACCCCTTCCTGCTGTTCCAGGGTTACGCCAACGAGGGAATCCAGGTCGAGGAGATACGGGACACCCGAGGACGGGGCACGGTCGATATCAAGCTCACGGCTGTAGACCGGTTCATCTACATCGGTCGAGGAAGGGGCATCGAATGTAACACCGCCAGCCACCAGCGGCACTTCTCGGGCGATACCTTCTTCCAGCACGTGCCCAAGCTCATGGGCAAAACCATCGAGTGGCGAGGGACCCGAAAGCGGGGGATATCAGCCCTCACACCAGGGGAACACTGATGTCCTGGCTTTCACGTTTCATCACGGGCGCGGCGGCCCTAGCCGCAAGTTTCATCCCGGGAATCGGGCAGTTTCTCTCTCTGGGTCTGAGGATGTTCGCTCTCAATCAGGCCAAGTCCCTCATCCCTCGGCTCACGAAGTGGACCCAGCTGGCCAGAGAGAACATCACGGACACCAAGGTCCGGGTGCCCCTGATCTATGGCCGGGCCAAGGTGGGGGTACGCATCATCGATGTGCGGGAGAACACCTCAGGATATCTGTGGATGGTGGGAGCACTCTGTGCCGGATCACGTAGCGACGATGGGATCAGCGGCGTCCACGAACTCTACCTGGACGAAGAGCTGGCGGTGAACTCCGGGGGCTCGGTGGTCGGGCGCTTCGATGGCAAGCTGACGAAGGATACTACCCGCACGGGCTCGTCTACCCAGACCGTGCTCACTGCGCTGAACACGGACTTCCCGACCTCCTGGCCTGCATCCGCCCGGGGCAGGGGAGTGGCCTACGTGGCCCTCAAGCTCAAGCCCGACAAGGACACCTGGTCGTCTATCCCCGATATCACGGCCATCGTGGATGGACGGGAGGTCTACGATCCCAGGGACGAGACCTGGAAGTACTCGAACAACCCTGCGCTCTGCATCCGGGACTACCTGCTGGACACCGTACACGGCCCGGGCCTCGACGAGAGTGAGCTCATCGACTCCGACTTCGAAGACGAGGCCGACTACTGCGACGACCTGGTCAGTGTCCCAGACGGTGAAGGGGGCTCCACGACTCAGAAGCGCTTCACGTGCGATGGTGTGCTCGATACCGCCCGACACTGGTATGAAAACCTGGCCGACATGGAGTCCTCGTGTCTGGGGCACGTGGTCCCGAGGGGCAATGGCAAGATCGGCTTCTACATTCGCAAGGTGAAGGCGCCCACCTCATTCAAGCTGAACGAAGACAACATCGTCGGCGACTGGAACTTCGAGAAGGCCAAGAGCAAGGACGTCGCCAACCTCGTGCGGGCGACCTTTATCGACCCCGACCGGGAATGGCAGCCTTTCGTGTCGCAGTTCCCCGAACTGGACGCCGCGAACCCCTACCTGACCGCCGACAATGACTTCGAGTCCACAATGGACATCGACCTGCCGTTTACCACCGACTTCTACCGGGCCGCACAGATCGCACAAGTGATGCTCAATGAATCGCGCCAGGACCTGGCCTGTGCCCTCACCGCAAAGGAGGAAGCGCAGCAACTGGTGATCGGGGACGTGGTGCCGGTCTCTCACTCAACCCCGGGCTGGGATGAGAAGCCCATGTGGGTGGCGGGGCTGCATATCTCCCCGGCAGGCCTGGTGCGGCCCATCCTCTCCGAGTACGACGCCGCAGCCTACTCGCTGGATACCCTCTCGGACAAGGACACCACACCCGACACCAACCTTCCGGATCCGTACACGGTAGCGGCTCCCACCGGCCTGACCCTGCTGAGCGATGAGACCACGGCCCTGACCTCCGGCACCGGCGGTCCGGTTCCGCGCATCAAGGTCACCTGGACGAACTCGACGCACCCCTGGCTGGATTACACGGAAGTCTTCGCCCGCAAGCAGGGCGACAGCGACTGGGATCCGATCGCGCGGGTGGACTCCCGGGACCCGGAACTCGTGTACGTGATGGACGTCTCGGCCGGCGAGACCTGGGAGGTGGGGATCCGGGCGGTGAACACGCTGGGCGTGAAGTCCACGCTGGTGACCGATACCGTGGTGATCCCGAATCCCACCGAGCCTCCGCACGTCAACGACCCGCCGGACGCCCCGACCAGCGTCGAGCTGACGGTCACGCGCGGTAAGCTCGAGGTGGTGGCCTGATGTCCATCGAGCTGCAGATCACGACGTTCGACTTCTGGATCGAGGTCGAGTACGAGAAGGACGCCCTGTTCGACACATTCGAGTTCCGCGTGTACGAGGACGGCGGCGACCCCGAGAGGGCCGAGATACTGAAGTCCGAGGGGTTCGGGAGTGACCCGTACACGATCTTCATGCCGCGGCAGCGGAAGGGGACCGGGATCGGCGAGGACTGGTATGCCGACGTCCGGGTGCGGAACGTGGACGGGCAGGTCTCGGACTGGGCGTCGAGCGCGAAGGAGACCGGGACCGGGGACGACATCTCGGTGCTCGAGCAGGAGGGGATCTATGTCGCGGCCGACTTCATCACCCGGGACGGCGCGACCCCGCTGATCGACGACTGGGACGCCGGCCCGTTCGAGATCCGGGCGGAGACCTTCGAGAGTGACGTGATTACCGGCACGGCTCCCCTCACGGTCGCCTCGACTACGCTGGTCTCCAACCTCAACGCCGACCTGCTGGACGGGCAGGAGGGAACCCACTTCCTAGACTCGGCCAACTTCACCGGGACTGACTGGACGGACCTGACAGACGCGGGAGCCACAACGCTCCACAAGCATGACCACGGTGGGTTAGACGGTCTAGGAGACGACGACCACACGCAGTACCTCCTGGCGAACGCTACTCGCGGAGTGAGTGCGAATTGGGATATCGGGGACTACCAACTCCGGGCCAAGCAGTTCTACTCGGATACGGATGGAGCAACAGGTGGGATTCTCCTCGGTAGCGATACACAGTTTTATCAGAGCGCAAGCAACACGATATACACGCCGGATGCTCTGGGGGTGGGTGGGGTTGCCTCTTTTGGGCACTCTTTGTCCATAACGGATGCCACGGATACAAAACTATATCTCCGCAGTCCCGGTGGCTCTGGAAACACTCAGATTATTTTAGAGGACAATGACGGTACGGATAGGTGGTCGTTCGTACAATATGACGAGGGAGGACTCCTTCGCCTATACAACTTTACCCTGTCTGGTGCCCACGTAGACTTCAACCTTGACGGCACAACCGATTTTGAAGGCGGGAATGTTTCTCTAGGCACGCACTCTCTCTTGTTCGGCACCTTCGGTAGTGAAGATGTCAACCTCTACCGTAGTGCTGCTAACGTACTCAAGACAGATGATTCGTTCATCGTGGGCGGCGACGTGACGGTTGGGGACGACCTGTTCCTTAACACCGATGCGGCCAATATCTATATCGGTGCTGACGACGATTTGCAGATCACCCACAGTGGGACCGGCGGGACCATCAACAGCCTGACTGGGGGTCTGTCGCTAAAGTCTGTCGCCAGCCTGCACCTCCAGGACGCGACCGCCCAGAACATCTACGTGTTCCAGGACCTCACCAGTGGCAACCCAGTTATTGACTTCTTCGGATGGGACTCTGGGTCGGGCTCACAGAAGTACGGGGAATTGGGGGTCAACTCCAGCGGAGAGGCGTTCTTCCAGTACCAAAACAAAGCGAATCTTCGGCTCAGGAGTTACACGATATTGGAGACGGATGCTGGAAGTTCTATGTACTTCGACGCCGGGAACCTGTTTACATGGCGTGATGTAGACGATGGCAAGGCCACCCGCATGAGCCTCGACAGCGCGACGGGTCTGCTGACCGTCACGGGTAAGCACATTGATTCTACTGCCGAGACGTTGCAGCACTGGGCGTTGGATGAGGACACGAATAGTTATCTGAGGGTTGGGAATATTACTGGCATTAATGCAATGTTCAAGCCCATGATTTATGGCCGACAGAGTGGGGTAGGCGAAGCACTTTTCTTTGTAGGCGCAACGACTACTGACACAGGTGTTCTTGGCGCCATTGCTTTCGATGGGCGACTTGTTGCTGCGCCACTTGCGACTCGCCCAATCATGACAATAGCGAACTACGGGACAAAGAAATGGACGCTTTCTGCCAGTGGTGCTGTATGGATGACAAACAATCTTTATATGCCCGGCCTCGACATCGGCTCCACGGCGAGTGAGATAGGGAACATCTATCAGGGAGACTCCAAGGTTATTTACTGGGGTGCCGACCAAGATGCCTACGCTTTTCACGATGGCTCCAACTTCTATCTAAAGAACTACACCGGGGAAACCCGGTTCTGGATGGGGGCCGAGACGGCCCTGACGATGGTGAAGGACGGTGCCGTCACCCTCTACTGGAACAATACACCGAAGTTCGCCACGGCCACGGGCGGCGTCAGCGTCACGGGTTCGATCACCACGCCGGCGACGACCGACCTGACGCTCGCGCCGACCGGCGACCTGATCCTCGACCCGGCCGGCGGGGAGACGTTCGTCGACGGGACGCTGGTCTCGGACGAGACGTTCGCGTCCGGGGTGTTCGGCTCCGGGTGGCGCGTCTCGAAGGTCAGCGACGAGTGGTCGGCCGAGTTCGACCGGCTGACGGTGCGGGGCACCCTCGAGGCCTTCGTCTTCAAGAAGCACATCGTGCAGGCGTCGAACGCCCTGCTCCTGGTGACGGATTCCTGCAAGCTCGACGACGACGTCACGGCGATCCAGACGGCCCTGACGGTCGTGGAGAACACGCTGGCCGCGAACGACGTCGTGCTGATCCAGGACGAGATCGGCGGGAACATCTACCGCGAGATCGTGACGGTGACCTCGGTCGCAGGGGACACGGTCAACGTCACGCGCGCGGTCGTCGGCACCGCCCGGGCCTGGCCCGGCGGGACGGTGCTGACCCGGATCGGGAACACCGCGACGGGAGCCAGGCAGGGCTCGATCCTGCTCGACGCGGGCACGGCGAACGCACCGTTCATCGACATCCTCGGCGTCGAGGACACGAGCGACTTCAGCGCGACCTACACCGAGTCGGTCACGAACGCCATCGGGAAGGTCAAGGTCCGGCTCGGCCAGCTCTCGGGGATCACCGACGCCGCCGTCGGCCTGTCCGGCTCGGACGAGTTCGGGCTGTATGCGTCGAACGCGTACCTCAAGGGCCGGCTGCGGGCCACCCTGATCGAGACGGCCGCGTCCGGCCAGCGGGTGGAGATCGACGGCACGGAGAACGAGCTGACGATCTACGATGGCGACGACAACGCGTGGATCGGCCTCGGGAAGGTGTTGCCGGGCGACGACTTCGGGCTGGAACTCGGCTACCTGGGGATGAGCGCGTCCACGGTAGTCGCGTACGTCCACGGCAGGATGGTCGTCAGCGACCTGTTCGCGTACACCACGGTCATCAACAACGACGCCGTCGGCACGCTCCAGGCGGACTTTTACTCCAACCAGGCGGACGACATCCTGTTCGATGCCGCCCACTTCTCCGTCACCGACGGGACGGACACGCACTTCTACTTCGACACCGGTTCGGGCGAGTTCCAGGTGTCCGGGTACGTCACGTTCATGGACGGGGCGACGCGCCTGGGGTTCCTGACCGACAACGAGGTCGACATCGGTGAGTCGGACCACCGGGCGCGGTGGATCTACGCGTACGACGGCAGCTTCGCGGACGACCTCTTCGTCGGGGACGATATCGTGATGGGGGCCGCGATCGCCGAGATCCGGATGGACACCGCGGACGGCTCGGACAACAAGGGACTCTCGATCGCCGGCGGCGGGACCGCGGGCAGCACGCGGGGCGCGGACTTCTACCTCTACGGGAACGAGCACGCCTCGCACCCCGGCAGGATATTCCTACGCACCGGCGCGATCGTCGGGACGTACATGGAGTTCGAGGTCAACGGGACGAAGTTCTGGATGGACGAGTCGGACTTCTACTCGGACTCCGTGCACAACCTGGGGCAGTCGGGTAACTATTTCGGCACGGCTTACCTCACCACCGTCGACCTCGGCACCGACACGATAGAGGATGGCGACCCGACGGACTGGAACGCGGCTTACGGGTGGGGCGACCACGCGGAGGCCGGATACGCCCCGGCGGCGAGCCCCACGTTCACCGGCACGGTTACGATCCCCTCGACGGCGGACGACGCGACCTACACCGGGATCGTCACCAACGACGGCGGGGTGCTCAAGTACCGGACCAAGGCCCAGATGCTCTCCGACATCGCCGCCCTGCCGCTCGCCGGCGGCACGATGGACGGCGACATCGACCTTGATGGGAACAGCCTGGCGGCCGCGCTCAACGTGACCATGACCGGCTACCTGGACGTCGGATCGTTCGCGTACTTTGCTGAGTACCTCTACCACACCGAGGACTCGAACACCTACATCCGGTTCTTGACCGACACGGTTGAGATCTCGGCCGGTGGCCACGTGCTGACGCTCGACGATGACGGACTGTCGTGGAACTGGGCCGTTGGTATCACGGTCGGTAGCTCCGACCCGATGACCGTCAGCATGTCGGGCGCGTGGGATGACCAGGTGATTAACCCGATAAGGATGCGAGGAACGGTGTCCGGCGGCGCGGACATCGGGTTCGGGGCCTCGCTCGACTTCGACCTCGAGAACGCAGCCGACACCGGCTACGTCGAGGACGTGGCCAGGATCGCGGCCGTATGGACCGACGTGACGGACTCGGCCGAGCACGCCCGGCTGGAGTTGTGGGGCATGGCCGACGGCGACTCCGAGTTGTTCGCGATCTTCGAGGACGGGGACGTCGCGTTCTTCGCGGGTACTGCATTCGAGGGCTGCTTTACTCATGAGAACACGGCCGACCGGATCTACACCTTCCCGGACAAGGCCGGCACCGTGGCCATGACGAGCGACATCTCGGAGGCCACCGCCGACGTGTGGATCCCGCTCGGACCCTGGCAGGACGCGAAGGCCACCGGCACGGGCACGGCCGCGACGAGTCCGACCTACACGACGAGCTGGAGCAAGCATCTCAATCTATCCCCTGATGACACCGGCGAGATACTGGTGGCCGAGGTCCTATATGTGCACGACGACTCTCACTCCACCATCCGCATGCGATACGCGGCCTGGATAACCGGAGACACGTTCAAGGCAACCTACCGCGTCCGGTTCAAGGTGGACGGAGTCGAGAAGTTCTACGACGCCATCGCGGAGGAGACCGAGACGAACCTCTACTATGACTGGCCGATATCGGGCATGACGGCGGGCGTCGGCTATGCCCTACAGATGACGATCCGAGGAACGACGGATGCGCTGTGGGACGGGGATGACGTGTACTTCCGGCACAACCCGAAGAAGACCATGTTCTACGCAAATGCGGCGTGAGCCGAGGAGGAGGGCGACGTGGTGACGAAAGCCGAAGCAGCATCATTCTACGACCAGTTCAAGGAGACGTGCGGGCGGGCGCGCCGGAAGGCCGCCGGGGTCGTTCGGGCGGCGAACACGGCCCAGGAGATCGGGCAGCGCCTGAAGGACGAGAAGGGACTGAGCCCGCTGGTCCGTGCGGTGGCGGAGGCGCGCGGGGAGACGTTGAAGTCGCTGACCGATCAGTGTGCGTCGGCGACGAAGGCGGCCGCGGCGGTGGTTGAGGCGTGGCCCGAACTCGGAACCGAGTGAGAGAGGAGACCTATATGTCGAAGCGAACGAAGAGGGGCGAGAACTCGCGGTCGGCCGGAGCGCCGAAGGCGCGCGAGATCGGCCTGTTCAACGAGTACATCGACGCGGTAACGGGGCTGTCCCAGACCGAGGAGCGGTTCAAGGCCATGGTCGAGCAGCTCCGTGCCAAGCGTGAGGAGATCGAGGCCGACAAGAACCGTGCGTCCCGGTTCCAGTCGTACCTGAAGTGGCAGGCCTCGCTGGACTACGGGAGCCCCGAGAAGGTGAAGCGGGACCTCGCGCAAATCGAGGACACCCTGGCCAAGCTCGAGGGCACGTACAAGTGGCCGGCGCCCGGCGAGCATCTGAAGAAGATGACCCTGCCGGAGCTACGCGCGTACGCCGACGAGATGGAGCTGCCGGACGCGTCGAAGTACAAGACGAAGGCGGCGCTGCTCGCGGCGATCGAGAAGGCGTTCCCGGAGGAATAACGCGACATGCCCGGCGATATGGACGAGAAGGA